TATCCTAATATTAGGATTCCCTTATATCCTAATATTAGGATTCCCTTATATCCTAATATTAGGATTCCCTTATATCCTAATATTAGGATTCCCTTATATCCTAATATTAGGATTCCCTAATATTAGGGTTTTCGTGAACTGGGACCCACCCCCGGGGCTCCGCCCGCCCGGGGACCCGCCCCCGAGGCCGTACCCGCGAAGGTAGAATATTTGAGGCCCACGTCCCGGGCCATGGACCTGCTGGGGTCCTCTCCCGTAAGGACCCGCCCCGGCGGCCCCGCCCACGAAGGTAGAGACCCGCGTGCGCGGGAGCCAAAGGACACGGACCGATGCACATCGGCTCCAGGGCTGAGACTCGTGGGAAACCTCATCTGTAAGGACCCGCGGGGCCTCGAGGACGCGAAGGTAGGGGACCCATGCCCTGTGGACACGGGCACAGCGGCTCCCCCTCCCCAGGGGCTCTCTTGGGGCAGCCTTACGGATCTAAATGCATGTTTACCATGAGGATGGTCGACGCAAAAAGAAACCCCAATTAAGGGGCTTCTTTATTTGGCTAGACTTCAGCCTGGATGTAAAGTTTTAGATAGCGGAATCCAAATCGCCTTCGTCGGATCCACCGCCTTCCGTTTCACTTGCGGCTTCTTCACCTTCAGCACCCGCTTCAGGTTCCTTCGCCTTACGAACACTCTTACGAGCTTCGACGATCTTCGCCGCAGCATCTTCACTGATGGGCAGTGACTCGACTTTGGCGGAGATATCGTTCTTTTCATCGTCCGTGAAATGGTTACCCTTCACAGTAACCTTTTCCAGATGGGAGTTGGCCGCATTGATGTCCGCCTGAGTGAATGCCATACCGTCAGTGACATAGGCGAAATTGCGGTTCTTGCGAATGTCATTGATCTTACCGGTGGAGGTTTTGTATTTCGTAGCCAGGTCGCCGTCCTTCGCATCCGCAGCTTCTTTGAATCGGATAACATAAACGATGGCCAGTGGCATACGGCCGTTGATGATATCGAGTTTTTCTACCGGCTTCTTTTCGGCAGCAGCCGATTCAGATGCAGTATCATTGGTGGTGTCAACAGTGGTGGTGTCAACAGTGTCCGGAGCTTTTACTTTCTTATTGGCTTTTGCCATTGTATAAATCCTCGTTGTATGTGACCTATATGGTCATTGCCGTTATGATAATCGCTACAACCACTGTAGCAATCCACTTAGTTACTATTCCCACAATCAATATACCGATGTGGATTAACCCGTAGATGATTTTTTTCATCTTGTATACATTATACCTTCTTTATTTGCCGTTGTAAACAGTTAAATCGTTGGCCCCCTGAATTAATTTCAGGGAACCTCGATTCCTTTTTACTTTACGGACCTTAGATGAGGGCCCTCCTTTACAAGTGTCAATTTGTAACCCACAACTTTGGCTACTTTGGTGATAGTGTCCAAACGAGGTTTACGGGTTTTGTTTTGAAGCCAGTTATAGATCGTTTGATCCGTGACTCCACTTTCCTGCTCGATCCAAGCTGGGTTATAACCATTAAGTATGGCTTTAAGATCTTCGAATACTTCTAAAAGATCTTCGTCGGCTATCTCGAATTTATGTTTTGCTAAGGCCATAAATCAATCCTTCTTTGATGACTCGATCACGATCAACTGTACTCGAGGTTTAAGATTCTCCAATCGTCTCAGCTCCACTTCGATACTGGCCCGCCTTTCAGGATCGGGTTCCGATTGGAGTTGTTGATACAGGTTTCGATAATCTTCAATGGGATTCATTCTTCATACCTATCCAGTAGTTTCGTAGTGTGATTAAATCCTCGTCGTTATCGACGGCCGATACCTTTACGAATTTACTAATAGTAGCCAACTCCTCCGGCGTGGCTTCGTCCAGATTTAATTTCGTAATCCGAATCAACACGGATCGCACGTCTTCCACGAGCTCTTTTACTTTGGCCATAGGATTAATCCGTATCGCCCTGAAGCTCTTCAATTTCGGTCCAAATCTGCGCGGCCTGAATCTGTCTCATAAGACGGTCAACATGGCGCTCGATTAAATGTGTGGGTAAATGAACCCGATCACGAATCAGCTCCATAAGACTTTGAAAAAGCTCATGATCCGCGTTGATGGGTATGATTTCCACATCAGTGATGTCACCATCAATAGGTTGTATGAATCGGCATTCGAAACCTTCGTTGCGTAAAGCCTTTACACTAATTTTCATTGTAGTATCCTTTTTCAATTTACAAGCTTATTATATCATCCAAATTACATCCATGTAACCTGGTCCGTTATTGTAAAGCGTTAGTACCCTTCGGGTAAATTTGGATAGTACCTGTCAATGAATGCAGTTACAGGATAACCCTGGATACCGCACATCGAGAACCAATTGTGTACTGCACCTTTTGTGCAGATGTCGCTTTTACAGAAATCGTGCATCCCACCGAATACGACGTTCGCGTGGTCTTCGCCCAACCAGTCTACCATGTCTTGTAAGGCTTTCAACTCGCCTTCCACAGTCGAAGTATCATATTTCACCTTTGTATGCATGTCTTAGTCCTCATCGTTAAACAGTTCGACCCACTCTTCAGGCGTAACACCGCTTATAAGAAACTCTCGATCTTCAGCTGGAAGATTAGGCATAGCCTCCTGGATATTCGCGCCGAGTGCCCAGTCACGAAGTTGCTCTTCAGTAACATCGATGTCACGTACGTGTTCGATGCCGGAAACACTGGATCTACGTTTTATCTTCACTCAGATCCCAATATATGAGGATCACATTGTAGTCATTTACCAAACTATCATGGTCACGAATACTAGTATAAGGACCCCCATGAATTTTAAAATCTTTACCTGATTCCCAATCCGCCGCGGCTTCTTCAGCTGTAGCATAGACCCTCCCATAAGCTGGTATCAATGCGATCATTGTGGATACACGTCTTCAAGCCAAGGTAAACCGTCCCACCAGGCGAGGCGCGTTTGCATATCCAAATCGGGACGATAATCTTCTAAAGAACGAAGTGACCACATGGCGAGCATCAATCCACCATAAGTGGTTCTGGCTCTTACTCGACCCATGTCGTCTATAACCACTTGTCGTTTCATCATGTGCTCCTTATCTTATTTACAGGTTAATTGTATACCTCAACTACTATCCATGTAACCCTGGTCCGTTATTATTTTTATCGAATCTACTATATAAAAGAACGCGCATGCGTATATACTCTAATCATCATCCATGTAACCCTGGTCCTATATTGTTTTTATCGCGCCCCCTCGTATCCACACCCACTCAAACCCAACCACACTCACAAGGGGTCCCACCTACCAATGTATCCGGGCTCCCGCCCAAAAGCCCGAAGGTAGGACGAAACCCTACGAAGGTAGGACGAAACCCTACGAAGGTAGAACCACAAAACTGAAACTACAACCCATGAGGAACCCATACTACAACTATGTAAAAGTACACCTTTTAAAGTAACTATGTATGGACTACCTGAGTAACTACAACTATAAAACTACATTAAAAAATTTTTATATATATAATATATATAATATATAATCCCAATACACCTGTTCTATATATTCAATATATACTTTTAATAATAAAAATAGTATAGTATAGTATAAACAAAAGGATAACAAATTCATATACTTAGGACAATTCCGACGCAACTATATGGTATCCCGAAACTACCTAAAATAGTTATTTAAAAGGTGTAGTTTCATGTAGTTTGTAGTACCCGCAATAACTCATTATTTAAAGGTGTACTTTTACGTAGTTTGTAGTTATGTCCAAAAAATTCTACTTTTAAATAAATAAGTTACGTAGTTGTAGTTTGTAGTTCCACAAAAATAAAATAATAAATAATTCCTCATAAAAAAATTAAGTAGTTGTAGTTGTAGTTATGTCCAAAATCCGTTGAAAATAAATAGTTCACCTTAAAGTAGTTGTAGTTATGTCCAAAATCCACTAAAAATAAAAACTACAACTTTTACGTAGTTGTTAGTACTAAAACCCGTACTATTTTCCCAGAGGCTAAAAGTGGCCGCAGAACACAGAGCCCTCGTCCCTTACAACACCATCCACAGTCACTCCGTCTGGCAGGGTGAAGTATAACTGGCCCCCATCTCTATGGTACATCACACCCAATACCTGCAACAAGACCATCAGACGATCGCTCGACCGAACCTCACACCATCGTCCAGACATCACGGTGCCCTGGCACCTTATCCATGCCACCACACGGCTGTAAGTATGGTCAGCCGCTCTGTAGTACAAATGGTTGTTGATCAACGTACGATCAGAGCTGACGCTCATGGACTCAACCACACAAGATCATACATTTTTACAGCCCGTCTCAATGTATCTTTGTTGAAACGTTTCATCACAGGATACTCGACGTACGGGAGCATCATTTGGTAAACCACTCCATCTTTATCTACGTAGTAAAGATTCATCGATATTGTCCATCACGTCGTGGATGCAGATGAACATCTCCTGGTAAAGGATGATACCTAGGGCTGTTGCCCATCACGCACTGTTTGAAATCTAAACCGTATAGACTCGCCAACGTCGGCCCATTGATGTAATGACGATCGCCGTCTGATTTACTGTATACAAAGCCAGGATGAAGTACGTATCTCATCATATCACCGTCAAGCAGGGGGCGTAGTCTATCGAGGCGTCGCCCGACAAGACCATACATTGGTAGAAATCGACGTCTGGATCTAATACGTCGTAAGGACAACATTCGCAATCTCCGCTCAATTCACGGTGCCGACGAACTTTGTCCATCCTTTGGTCTTCCACGTTGGATTGGTAGAAACCCTGTGGTTTATGGTCTTTCATGATCTACTCCTAGTCAGGACGATTCACTCTTTATATTATACTACGACGTACCACTGAAGTAAATGGGGCCCCCAATTTAATTTCATGGGTCCAATGTTTTGTGTGTGTACATTGAGTTCCCAACAATATATAATTATACCCAGTTGTTGGATTGGCGTCCGACAACTGGGTGCGCCAACACTCTCAGTCCTTTGTCGTCAGTACCGACGGCGGGCGGTTCCTTCCGCTCGTCGTCACTCCTGATCTCGATACTTGACTGTACTGGTAATGACAACGACAAAACACTAATGGTCGATAGTGACCGTTGTGACGACGAGCAAAAGGACGGACCATGGCAGTTGATAAAGACGTATTCCTGGCGATAGCTCCCAAATTATTGGCTAATGGATTCTACATCACGCCGATATATCACGACAATCCAAATCAAGACTTTAAAGCTGCAAAAATATTCCCTAAAGGCTGGAACAAGTTCGACCGGCCGGAGTTGATAAAGACAGAAGACCAATTAGAATTGGTAGATTGGGACCGATTCTTGTGTTACCTAACCCTCCCCACCCCTGGCTCTGTAGTCCTAGACGTAGACACTAAGACGGAAGAGCAGCGGCAGACAGCGAACGAGTTCATTCAGTCCCTACGTAAGCATGGGGCGCCCAATACCTTCGTAGTAGGCACGCCCAGTGGCGGGGTGCATCTGTACTATAAGACTCCGGCGCGTATTGGCGTGGCTAAATTCGCTGGGTGCGTGGACGTGCAACAGCCCGTGGCGTCGGGAGCCTCAGCGCAAGGGTGCTACGGTCCAGGGTGCGTGAGAGCGGAGGGGCTGTCGTACGTCGTACAAAGAGACATGGACATATCGGCTCTTCCGGACAGCGTCATCGAGTGGATGGACTTTACGGCGGAACAGAACGCAGATCAGGTGACAGATTTTAAAGGTGCGATCGATATTGCCCCGGCTTTTATCCCGAAGGGCGATCGAGACAATGTGTTGAGCGGCATCGCGGCCTCTATGGTAAGGAAAGGCTTTACCAAAGAGAGTGTGGTGGAGTGGCTCAAATTCTTGAGAGACACTCGGATGGAGGGCGCGGGAGACTTTAGCGACGACTTGCTCGAAGAGAAAGTAGAGCGGGTGTTGAGCAAGAAAGAGTTTCTGCCCGAAGACCGTAACGCGGTGGACCTTTTGATGGATAGGCTTGTGCTTATCCGGAGGAGCGCGACGGTGTACGACAGGGTTACGCGCTACGAGTATCCTGAGCAGAAGGCGAAGGTCATCTACGCCAAGTATAAATTCTTGGTAGAGAGCGCGGACGGGAAGAAGCAGATATATAGGCCGGCTTTTGAGGCTTGGAAGGGGAGTGAGCTACGGGATGAAGCGGACGTGGTGTGCTACCTACCCGGTGAAGAGGAGTTTTTTAGCGACCCTGTGACGGGGATGACATTTTGCAACAACTACATCGCACCTAGGCACTTGGTGCCCGAGCGCGACTGCACTGAGTATGTACGGGCTTTTGAGGCGCTGTGCGCACACCTGTGGCCGGAAGACCCTACGTATTTCCTTCAATACGCCGCGTATCTCTGTCAGGAGGAGTCGGCCAAGCTAGAGTATATGGTGGTGCTGATAAGCGAGACGAAGGGCGTCGGCAAAAACTTGTACTCAGAGATACTGACAAATTTGCTGGGGTCGTCCAACGTGGCAACTACGACGGTGACAGACTTGACGAGCAGCTTCAACTCCAACATCGTGGACAGTCGGCTCGTCATAATAGACGAGATGGAGACGAGGTTTCATAAGAAAGACTTTGGGGAAGTCAAGTCGATGATCACTTCGACGACACTCACTCGCAAAGAAAAACACATGAGCGACAGGTCACAGCGCGTAAGGTTTACGTTGATAGGGTTTTCGAACAGGCTTGACCAATTGGTGATCGAAGACGGCGACCGAAGGTTTTGGCCGATCGAGTGTAAGAGCGGAAAACTACCGAAAGAGATCGAAGAGCCCGTGAGCCCTATGGCCAGCGGTAAGACGTGTGGCATGAAGGTAGACTACGAAGCCATCGCGGCACTTTGGTATCATCTGCAGACTGTCGAGGTGACCAACGTGTATTTGAGGCCTAGTGCGAGGCCGCCAGAGTCAGGCACTAAGGACGACGTACAGGTGGCATCTATGACAGGTATCGCTCAAGTATTCGCCGAATTGAGGGCGCAGAAAGAGGGCGCCTTCGCCGGCGACATACTGACCGTACCAATGGTAATGCTGGACTACTACCAAAGGTACGGTGAGAGATTGACAGTGCCACAAGTGAGGTCGGCACTACGAGACAACGGCTTGGTACGAGCCTTGATGCAACAGAACGGGCGATCAGGGCGCCAGGTGTATCCGCCCAAGATAGACTTGGACTATCAGATGATGTGCATCACTAAAGACCAGGGTAAAGAGGTCGGGTATGCTTGTAGAGACTTTGACAAGTATCGAGGCTACGTGGACCCGGTGGTGGTCAAGCAAGAGTTGATGAAAGGTTATTCGAAATTAGCTAAAGGCTCTGGTAAGATGTTCGGTAGTGCGGACATACTACCTTTTCCAGGAGAACAGCAGTGAGAATATTGTCTGACGAGATACGCAAAATCGGTGAGTCTGAGCACTCAGTACATAAGGTAGGACCGATGAAGTCTACTCTGTTGGAGTGGGCGGAGTTAGTGAGGCAGATGGAGGCGGAGATCATTCGTCTCAAAGACGAGGCCGCGTTGCGCTCGGAATGATGTTACACGTTTAATGGGGTGGGCGGCCGCAGTAGGCTCAAGCAGGCATAAGCCGGAAGGAGTTTTGAACCTCCCTATATACGGGAAACCTGTGGAGTAGGCTGTCGACCCCGCCATATATTACAAGGAGAGTGTAGTGAAAAAGGTAAGTGTTGTCCAAGCTTACCATAGCGCATGCCAAATCAATAGCCGAATGGCAAGCTAAACACGGTAGTAAGATCGCCGATATGGACAAAAGTGAACTTACATAACAAGTAACCCTATATGATTATATGTCATACACTTACATGTACGTTCATGGACTGTCTAAGGAGCCCTAAATAGTCGTAAATAGTAGTTTTCGTGCAGTTTTAAGTATAAAATAAGTATAAAGGATAGATGATATGTTATATCACAAACAATTGATCGATCATGACCCGGACAATGGAAAATATGGAGACTGTTTTCGTACTGTATTAGCTTGTTTGCTAGACGTACCGAATCCAGAAGACGTTCCTCACCCTTTCGAGAATGGTTATATAGATTGGGATGAGACTGAGAAACTATTGAATGGTTATCTTAGAGATAACTTCAGGTTACGGTTCGTTGAAGTGAGCTATGATGCAGAAAACATGAGTATGGAAACAGTTTTAGAGTTCGGTAAATCACTCTTTGGCTCTTCCAGATATACGTTAACCGGAACATCCAAGATAGGTGTCACTCACATTGTCGTGTGTAGAGGTAATGAGATCGAACACTGTACCAGTGGCAACGGTCTCGTGGGCCCTGATAAACAAGATGATGGAAGCACCCTCTGGTGGTTAGGTACACTGGTAAAAGTACTATAAGTCAATATCCAGGGCACAACAACGGGGCCAATGATTTGTGTATGTACATTCAACGTCATTGGTAGTATAATTACCCTGTAATAAAAAAACGATACCTCGAAATTATGGAGACGAGAAATGAGCCAGAATGATATACACAAGATATTCAATGATTGGAAGATTGATAAGGTTCGATCCGGAATGTATTCAGATACAGTGGTCCGTCATATCGACGTATATAAGTGGATGACGGCTGACGGGCGAGAAATGCATATCGACGAAATGTCTGAAACGCACATCATCAATGCCATTGGTATGTTGCAGCGGAAGATCAATGACATGGAGTCGGTCGAGTTTCAATGCGACGCCATCGATACCCAGATTCAGGGTTGGAGAGATTCGATCGGGGTTTTCGTCCTCGTATTGAATAGCCGGGTATAATCGATGGCCTACGAACCATTTAGTCTCGACATAGAGACAGCGGGAGCCAATGATGGCTATGCTTTGGAGCCGTGGCGGTATGCCCAAGGTAAAGGGTATATAACGAGTACGGCAGTCTGTTTACCTTCTGACACCGTAATACAGGTGTACGAACCTGATCGTATAGTAACTGTGTTAGAAGATCTGAGGGGCCAAGAAGTATGGGTCCATAACGGACTATTCGATGTAGCCTGGTTACTGAACTACGCGCCCAAGAGCATTCTCAACGAAATAAAGTGGCGCGATACGATGTTGGGGATGAAGTGGCTACTGAATGGTCAAAAGGCGGAACGTCGAAAATTCAGTTATGCTTTGGACAACATTATCGACACCTTTCTGAAAAATTTGCCGGATTACGAAGGGTTCATAGCATTAAAGAAGATGGACGTGAAGGTAGGGGCCAGATTTATTCTCGAAAACGGGGAAGATTATTGGCCTTATCGCGGTAGATTGGATGCACAGTTTACCAGAGAGCTGGGTAAATTCGTGATGTCTCATATGCCAGATTCTATGAAAGAAGGTTTCTATATAGAGTGCGAGTGTATCGTACCATTAGCAGAATCTTGGTTACATGGTATACGACTAGATCGAGAAAAGAACGAAGCACTGAAGTCCAAAGTCAAAATATCCAAAGCCAACATAGCCAAATTCATCGATAAACCTCAGGCTATGTTCACCTCACCCAAACAGCTTAATCATTATCTATTCAACGAGCTAGGATTACCTGTCCTTGATCGTACACCGAAGGGTGCTCCGTCGTGCGGTAAAGAGACGTTGATGAAGCTCTATTATCAGACGGCGAAAGACCCACGTTTGAAGGCCATCATCGACTTTAAGAATATAGCGACGATGGAGAGTAAGTTCATCAACGGTACGGACAAATGCTCCGAACACAACGGCTCGAACCATAGTCATGCATCGCCTAGACTATTTGGTACCATCACTGGTCGTATGACCTACTCCAACAAAACTCTCAAGAAGTATTTTATTGGCCTAGCTCAGCACCAGATACCAAGAGAAGGGCCGATTAAAGGTCAGCTTCAGGCCGAGGAGGGTGAGTATGTGGTACAGTTCGATGCCAATGCTCAGGAGCTGAGGTTCATTGCACAGACGGCCAAAGAGCAGAATATGATAAGGTCGTTCAATAACGGTATCGATCTACATTCTGACATGGCTAGCTCTATTGCGGGCTGGGCCTATGAGCAGATGATGAAACAGTACCACGGTGAGAAATCTTCCAAAGAGTATATAGAGGCTTTCAACTTTAGGCAGGCGGGTAAGTTGACCAATCTATCCTGTCAGTATCGCATCGGTGCGTCGTCTCTGATGGGCAAGTTCTTTTCGACTTACGAGATATTGATAGACTTCCGTACGGCTCAATACTACCTCAACATGTATAAACGGCAGTATCCAGGGGTTGTGGAGTATTGGGACACCGCTATTGATTTTGCCAAAGCGAATGGCTATGCTGAAAGTATATCTGGACGAAGGTTCAAAATCAATGAATGGGGTCGTAATTCGTGGATGAGTGAGTCCAACGCCATAAACCACCCTATTCAAGGTAGTGGAGCTGATCACATGGAATTAGCCGTGGCCACTATGAATAGAGAGATGCCGGAGGTACGGCTATTGACGGTCATGCACGACGGTATATATTGGGCGATCAAAAATGTAGAGCAAGCCCAACAGATGCACGAAGTATTGAACTCCATCAACTACGCAAAGATATGGAACAAAGAAGTATATCTCGAGTTTCCATTCGATGGAGAGATCGGCCTCAACTTCAAAGAAACCAAGGAGTTCACGTACAATGCCTAACGTGCACGGTATAATCATATCTGTTTTAGTGTTCGCATTCCCTGATGGGACTATCATGTGGCTTAAAGAGGAGGGTACCGACGTAAACAAGATCATGGTGGAGTGGCAAAGAAGTTTATCCGTAAAAGATACTGACCGGTTCAAAGGTTCAGATGTATCGGCCAACGTGAGTCGAGTTCGGATGTTCGAGACGGATTTCTTAAGGACACAACCCCGTATCCATTTAATGAACTGAAGGAATATCATGTCTAGATTAGTGAAGCTCGAGAACCATAATGGTACAGGATTTCTGTACATAAATCCAGAGCAGGTTGTGGCCATATTGGATCACAAGAACGAAACCCAGATATACATATTATCTGAAGACCCGTTCTTGTCTGTAGAGCCGATAGAATCTGTGGTGGAAAAAATCAATGCTGCCATGCCGAACTACGATTTTATTACGAGCGAGATAGACGATTTCAAACCAATCCCAGAAATACGTCACTTGGAGACCCTGTAACATGGATATTAGTATCGATTTAGAGACACTGAACTTAGTGCCATCCAGCCACATACTAGCCATAGGGGCGGCCCGATTCGACTTGGTTACCGGCATAGTGTCTGATACGTTCGAGAGAACTGTCGAAATGATAAATCAGGACGACCGTACTGTTGATATGAGCACGATCAAGTTCTGGTTAGGCCAGAGTGACGAGGCTCGTAGAGCCTTAATAAGCGAGTCCACAGTGTCTCTGGAACAGGCTTTGAGAGACTTCGCCATGTTCGTTCAAGAAGACGATGTCGTATGGGGTAACGGCGCCACGTTCGATATCTCCATAATGGAGCATGCCTACAATTACAAAGCCCCTTGGAAATATTTTAATGTCAACGATATGCGGACCATTGTAAGAGTGGCAGAGTGTATTAAAGGCTTTAACAAGCGGGACGTACAGTTTGTCGGAGAGCCTCATAAGGCATTGGACGATGCTGTACATCAAGCCAAAGTCATTCATTTAGCCTACAAATCTCTGAGAGGATAAGACATGATCGAGCCGAAGCCTGGAGAAAAACCGTTCCTTTTACAGGACGAATTAAAAGACGATCCTTGGAAGCTATTGGTAGCATGCATACTACTCAACAAAGCCCCTGACGAAGCTGTCATAAAGGTTATATGGGACGTGTTAAGTGAATACCCTATCCCTTCTGCCATGGGTGAAGCCAATTTTTATGAGTTGAAGTACTTGATACGGAAGCTAGGTTTATCCGATCGTCGAGCCCAGTACCTCATATCCATGAGCACGCAGTACGATGTGACCAATGATCAGGTATCGGACTATCCTGGATGTGGCCGATATGCTCAAGATTCGTACGATATCTTTGTCAAAGGTAATATGGACATAGAAGTGACCGACAAAGTATTGCAAGCTTATCTAGACTGGTATCAACACAAAGAGTGATATTTGATATGCGCCCGGTGTTGGCTACATGCAATGGAGGATGACAGCCCTCGATAATATCGGTCTGAAGAGCATGGCAGCACCATTTAATGTTTTAACATGGGCGCATATCAAATATGAAGCGGCCCATAACCTGATTAAGGAAAAATAATGTCACATATCCCAGTAAGCTACAGTAAAATAAACACGTTCAAGTTGTGTCCGCTCAAATTCAAAGCCCAGTATTTGGATAAATCGTATCCTGACGAAGGAGATAATCCGAACTTCCTTCGTGGTAACGCAATACACAAAAATCTGGAGGATTATGTAGTAGCCAGATTGGCTCAAAGAGAGCCCCCGAGCCTTTGTAAAGAGGCTAAAAATGCTCAGCCTATTGTGGACTCTGTATTGTCGTCTCATGAAACAGTGTCACCTGAAATGAAGATATGTCTGGACAAAGACTTTCAGCTGGCATCGTGGTTCGATAATTCTAAAGCATATTTCCGATGCATCGTCGACTTATTGGGTATCCGTAATAAGACTCATGCAATCGTGATCGACTACAAAACTGGTAAAGTACGTGATTACCAAGAGGATCGTGGTCAGTTGCACTTGACTGCAGGGGCCCTATTCGCGATGTATCCAGAGATAGAGCACATCACGATGGCTTATCTATTCGTAGACCACAAACAAACTGTGAAGGTAGAATTCACGAGAGCTGATGCACCTCAATTGCAGGGTTACATTGTGGACTACTTCGATGAAATCAACAACGAGAAAGAATTCGAACCCACTGTAAACAAATACTGTTTCTTCTGTAAGCTCACAAAAGCCGATTGTAAGTTCAAATAATATCCCTTAGATAGAAGGAGAGATTATATGGCCAAGGGCCCTGAAGGGAAGATACAGGATTGGGCCATCCAGTATCTCAGAAAGAATTTACCTGGGGTTTATGTAAGAAAAATACATCAGTCCATGTATAGCCGAAAAGGTATACCGGACTTGATCGGAGCGTATGGATTATTTTTTGCGATAGAAGTTAAAACTGAGATAGGTTCAACCACGAAGCTACAAGAAATAGAGCAAGATGAAATCAGAAAATCTAACAGTATCGGTCTAATAATGTATGGTAAAGACAAAAAACTCTTGGACACTTTGATAGAGATACTAGAAAACCATGTCAATAATAACATTTGATAAATATCCGTTTCCCATATCTGATGGGAAAAAGGCCAAAGACCATCAAATCGAGACAGCGAAATTCCATCTGTTGAATAAACGTGCGTATAACTTATCGACAATGGGTACAGGAAAAACACTAAGTGCGTTATGGGCTAATGACTTTCTACTGTGTAACGAAAAAATAGGTAAAGTATTAATAGCGGCGCCACTATCCACCATAGAATCTGTATGGTTCGACGAAATAAGAGCTAATCTACCTCATCGTAAAGCTGTAATACTACATGGAAGCAAATCCATAAGAAAACAATTGTTAGGCCGTGATGCTCACTTCTATATCGTAAATCACGATGGCGCAAAGGTAATAAATGACGAGCTGGTAAATGCGAAATTTGATACGTTCATCATAGACGAGTTGACGTGCTGCAAGAATTTCACCATAGACAGAACTAAAGCGATAAAGCGTATAGCTGATGAATGTCAAGCTGTATGGGGTCTTACCGGAGAGCCTACACCCAATAGTCCCACAGAAGCGTTTGGGCAGGCGAAGGTAGTTAATCCAGACAAAGCACCTAGATACTTCAGCCATTTTCGTGATGCAACAATGGTTCAATTTGACGAGTACACATACGTACCAAAGATAGGTTGGGAGCAGAAAGTATACGATATATTATCTCCATATATTCGTTACACATTGGAAGACGTTGAAAAGGATATGCCGCCTATAACGTTCGAAACCCGTAAATTCCCGATGACGGCTGAGCAGAAGAAATACTATGACCAGATGTACAAAGACTTTGTCATAGAGTACGAGAATGGAATGATAACGGCAGTCAACGCCGGAGTTAAGGCCAATAAGCTGGCCCAGATAGGTTGTGGTAGTGTAAGAAACACTGAGACGGGTTCAGTACTTCGTCTAGACAATAAGCATAAGTTGAACGAACTTCTAGCTGTACTACAAGAAACCAAAAAGCTGATTGTGTTTGTACCATTCAGAGACTCTATAAATGCTGTGTCAGAATTTCTGACTTCGAAAAATATAAGCAATGCAGTAGTTCATGGAGATGTCCAGAGAAGCTCCAGAGTACACATATTCGATGACTTTCAGAGACGAGATTTACGTGTATTGGTCATGCACCCCAAAACATCCGCACATGGCTTAACATTGACTCGAAGTCACACCATAATATGGATGGGGCCGTATGCGGATAATGAAATATTTAGTCAGGCCAATGCCCGTATACGAAGGATCAGTCAGAACAGACCTCAATTAGTACTAAGGTTTGAGTGTTCGCCTGTAGAGCGCCATATATACAGTATAATAGATAGAAAAATAAGGATGTCCACAACGCTTCTGGAATTATTCAAGTAAATTCAGAGGTCCTGCATAACTTATATTTACATGGAGATCAACTGGTGGTATAATATTCATGATGATAATAATGAACCTAGACAAAGATTTAATCCTCTCTAAAAGGACATACGATGCCTAAGAAGCTTATAGAAGATCAGGTTCGGGATTTAGTGGCTTTGCGTGACGAACTTAACGAAGCCAGGAAAGACTTCAAGACTTACGAGGCCAATCAAAAACTCATGATCGAACAGATCGAAATCGAGTTATTGGAACGAGCCAAAGAAGTTGGAACGGAATCATTTAAGACCAAGTTTGGTACAGCTTTTAAGACCAAGAAGACGTTCGTACGGGTCGGGCTGTGGACGGATGTTTTGGCATACATTCTGAGAACAGGTAATTATCAGATGTTGGAAAAACGGTTAGCTAAGAATGCCACACTCGAGGTGTTGGAAGATATAGCTACCAGCGAAGGGCTCGCACCTGGAGATATAGGTGTAGAGTATGTTGAAGAAGAAGTCATGCAAGTTCGAAGAGGTTAACTACTATGAGTAATGAAATCGCAATTCCAGCCCATATGCAAGCCTTGATTGCTCAGAATCAGCAAACAAGTGAAAGTCTTATCACATCTGCCGGAGGTAGTGTACCTCGTATCAGTCTGAAGGGACGACAATTCCGCTTCATCAAAGATGGTGAAGAAGTAGCTAAAGTACCTGGCCCTATCAACGTGGTCGTATTGGGGGTACAACCCGAAAAAGGCATGGCCAAAACCTTTTATCTCAATGGTTATCAGCCGGGTGACAACAGTCCGCCAGACTGCTCTAGCTCTGACGGTATTCGGCCGGACTCGTGGATATCTTCACCAGTCAATCCTACGTGCCATGACTGCCCCAACAATAAGTGGGGTAGTACCAAGTCGATGACAGGTAAGAAGGCAAAGTCTTGCAAAGACAGCAAACGACTGTTTATCACCAAGGCTTCAGACCCGGTCAAAGGTGTACCGTATATTCTGAATGTTACCGTCAGCTCTCTCAGGTCTCTATCAGACTATGGTAAGAAGTTGGTATCCAACAAGATTCCCCTGTCATCGGTCATCACGACCATCACTATGGCAGATTCAGATTTTCCCCAGGTCGAATTCGATTTCAAAGACTTCTTGTCAGAAGAACTTGTAGTACCGACCCTCGAGCGTTCGCAAAAACGTGAGTGGGACGAATTTGACGCGTCCGCAGTAGCCTCTTCAGGCGATTCGAATGAATCCACGGTTGATGCGTCCAAGCCGAACAACCCTATCGCCAATAACGACGAAAAGGTAAAAGCTAGTACAGGCGACATCCTCGATAACTGGGGTTAATATGTAAAGGTAGAGGGCCTCCTATTAATGGAGGCCCCTTCTTAAACTATGAGGAATTTTGTAACATGAGTCTTTTACTGTTGACCTTAGGGCATAACTCTTCAGCCATCCTTGTGGAAGGTAATGAGATTTTGATCGGCTACGAAAACGAACGATTGACCGGAGTAAAATCAGACTCATCGTTCCCAGTCGAAGCAATAATGGAGATTTCCAAATGGTATCCGATAGAAGAGGTGACGGACATATTCATCTCTCATTGGTTTACCAATCCAGACAAACCTCTGGAAGATCAGGGTAAGTGGTACAACGAAATCTTCATGAAGAAGGTTTTTCCGAAAGCTAAAATTCACACTCTATCGAAAGAGTTCAGTCATCACGATGCACATGCGAACAGTGCGAGAGTATTCGCGGGGGCCGATATGCCTTTCGATACTCACACAGTGGTGGCAGACGGCTTCGGTAGTTACGGAGAAGTCCTGTCGATCTATGGCTATAATGGTGAATTGATTTTCAGGTCGTTTGGATTCGGTCGATCCATCGGCTTACTTTATCAATATGCCACGTCTTATCTGGATATGAAAGAGAATCAGGACGAGTACAAGCTGTTAGGGTACGAAGGTCATATCGAAGAAGTATTCGGCGGTACTCATTTGATCGACGAAATACTCGATATGGCTCATATTGTCACAGATGACATGTACACTGATATAATGTCTGGTAGCATATCTTCAGCCTTCGATCCGATGATCTCCATCGATGCTCTGGTGGCGACTAAAAAGAAAATTCGAGATACTTTGGGTATTCTTGGTATGAGAATTCATTTAGGTCCACATACCATGAGTGGTATGACTACGAGAGTGGCTGTGTCATTCTTTGTCCAGACAGTCGTTCAAAATGTGATGTTGAAGATATTCGACAATTTCAAGATAAGGAACGCCAACCTGGTAGGCGGAGTATTCCTTAACGTGAAGCTCAATAACGAGATAGCTAAGCATGTCTCGGGGCTTACGTGTGTCATGCCTTTATCAGGTGATCAGGGTGCGGCTATCGGACTATGTGCTTCGTACACCGCTCTGAAATGGCCTGGACATCTTTACTGGGGCCATAGATCATTGATCGATATACCCAAGATGGACGATCTACTTGTCAGTCTTGATCCGCACCAAGTGGTATCATTGTTGAATAATGGCTCGATAGTGAATCTGGTAAGAGGTAGTATGGAATTCGGAGCCCGAGCATTGGGTCACACAAGCACTTTGGCTTTACCTTCCAAAGGAAATGTCGAATACATAAATAATCTAAATTCACGATCTACTATAATGCCTATGGCGCCTATAGTATCAGAGAAATTCGCAGACGAGATATTTATGGGTCAACACAGGATCGTCAAATCTCTGGAGTACATGTCGTGTGCCAGAGATTGTGAACACAATTTACCCGAAGAGATGCACGGGGTAACTCACAACGTACCCTTGAGCTCCACCAGAACGTGCCGACCTCAGATAGTTAGTCGAAGAGACGACCCGTATTTGAGCGATGTACTTAACACCTTTGGCGTACTCATAAATACTAGCTTTAATGAGCACGGCAAACCTATCGTTTTCAAGGAAAACGATATAATGAGATGTCATTCCTATCAGAAGGGGAATGATGTCGATAATCGGGTCGTAACAGTAGTAATGGGAGCATCACATGAATAATATCGTAAGTGACATCATCGACTTCAACCAAATTATCCTGGGCATTCGACAACGGAGTCCCCAGCTTTTGTACTCTGAAGAGTACAATATCAGTATCAAATGCCTGTTGGAAGAGATTCAAGAGTTTCAAGAGGCCCATGCAGAAGAGAATCTGGTGGGGTGTATCGATGCCTTACTCGATCTCGTGTACTTCAATGTTGGAGTTCTGTACAAGCTGGGACTCGATGAGAACGATATTCATCAATGCTTCGGTGCGGTCCATTTGGCCAATATGACTAAGAAGAAAGGCGTCAATGCCAAGAGAGATACTGGAGCGGCCGATGCAGTTAAGAACGACAGTTGGGTAGGCCCAGAACAAAGGATTTCAGGAATTATCCATGAAAAACTCAATAATCGTTGAAGGCTTCGATAACATGGGTAAGTCAACTCTTATCAAAGAGTTGGCTAACCGATTAAATATGCCCATATATACGGCAGGTCCGCCTCCTAAAGACCTGAAAGAGATGGTGGTAAGATTTCAGGAGCAACTTGATTGTTGTAAGGAGGGGTATTTACTGGATCGAGTAACGGCTATAAGTGAGCCTTGCTACAATAAAGATACCCCGTATCATAATGTATTTTATGGTGTCAGAGAGATGATGGCTAAAGATTGCATCATCATCTACTGCTCTACGACCTGGGACGACTCGAGTCATGTTGTAAAAGATCATGATACGGATGAGCATTTACGATTTATCGAAGAAAATCGTGAAGCTATTTGTGGAAGATATGAGGACATGATGAAGGAATGCTCCTCGTTATTTACCATGTTACCTTTTAATTGGAGAAAACACAGTGTCGACACAGTTATATCGTATGTTCTCAGACTTGTTGAACAACGGGCGAGTGACCAGTCCTAGAGGACAGAAAGTTCTTGAGATAGAAAACTATCAGATGGATCTATCTAAAGCGGATCGATTCAGCAACTTCACCGCACGAAAAATGAATCTTCAATACATAAAGGAAGAGTTCAAGTGGTACTTACGGGCTGACCCTTTCGATGCATCTATCTGTGAACACGCATCTATGTGGAAAAAGATTCAGCAACCTGACGGCCGATTCCACAGTAATTACGGTCAATACTGGTTCGGCTCACAACAAGGTGCAAGATGGGTTCTTGAGACGTTGCGTGATGACTCTGACTCGAGGCAAGCCATCATACCTATGTTGAATAAAGATCATCTATACAAAGGTAATACGGATATTGTGTGTACTGAGAGTATCAGCTTCCGTATACGTGACGGTAAGCTGAATATGTCGGTAAACATGAGAAGCAACGATGCCATATTCGGGATAACTAACGATGTTCCCGCCTTCAGCTTCTTACACGAAATGATAGCAGTAGTTTTAAATATACCTGTAGGCAATTACTGTCACAAAGCCGACAGTCTACACGTATATGAACGACACTTTAAGATGCTGGAAAATATCGTGAAGGATGGGTTAAACGAATATAAACATATCGATGTACCTGATATGACCTATCCCGAGATTTTCTTTATGCTGAACCCGTCAATGGATATAACTCATTTTAAAGGGTACGATAACAGTATACCTTTCTTAAACTGGCTCAATAGTTAAAGGATAAACAATGTACGCGAAACTCGTTAGTACCACGGACGTGACTGGACCGGTGATTAAATCGATCGACGAATTGATCATATTCCTGGCCCGAATAAGTAACCAAGAAAATCAGCTCAACACGGCTACGGCGCCTAAACTGATACGATTCTTGATCGATAACCATCACTGGTCACCGTTTGAGATGGCTCATATGACGGTGGAAATCGAAACATCGAGAGCCATAGCGGCTCAAATCTTACGTCATCGAAGCTTTAGTTTCCAGGAATTTAGCCAGAGATACGCGTCTCCAGACAAGTTCGAGAAGGTAGAGCTGCGTTTGGCTGGATCAACTAATCGTCAAAGTTCTACTGAAGACTGTGATGACAATACTTTGTATGACAAAGTCAATAGGCATCTTCAGGCGTCCATCCGTTTATACAATGAATTAGTGTATAAAGGTATAGCCAAAGAAAGTGCACGAATGGTTCTTCCATTGTGCACTACTACCAAGTTGTACATGACTGGATCGATCAGGAGCTGGATTCACTATCTACAGATACGTGATGAAGAGCATGTTCAGAAAGAACATCAGGAAATCGCTAAAGAGATAAAAGAAATCTTTTGCGGAGTGTGTCCTTGGACGTCTAAAGCTATGGGGTGGATAAATGAGTAATCGAATCAGTGTCGACGACTACTTCATGACCATGGTAGAGGTGGTAAGTTTACGAGGCTCGTGTGTACGGCGTAAGACTGGAGCTATCGCAGTGAACGAGTTAAACCATATACTGTCTACGGGCTACAACGGTAGACCTATGGGATTCGTTGAGTGTGTTGACTCTCCGTGCGAAGGCGCCTATGCACCTTCTGGATCAGACTTACACAAATGTGAAGCGGTACATGCGGAACAGAATGCTCTATTACAGTGTCCAGATGTGTTGAGTATAGATACCATGTACTGCACCACTCAGCCCTGTATACATTGTATGAAGCTGATCTGTAATACGTCATGTAAACGAGTGGTTTTCAAAGACGAATATCCTCATCCTGAAGTAAAAGCTTTGGCGAAGAAAGCCGGCATAACCTTGGTAAAATGGTCATGAAAAAGTTTGGAGAAATAGTGGTAGGTATTATAGCCATAGGTTTAGCCTCGATGTCCTTAGGCTACGGAATAGCCTGGGGTGTACTGAAAGCTATGCAAAATTATGGAGTACTATAACATACATAATAATTAGGGTCATATAATTATATGTACTCTACAGTTATGTACGTTCATAGTAGTCCTAAATAGTCATTTTTAATCTATTTTATACGAAAACTACTGTTTTCACATGAATTTTTAAGTTGAGGTCGAAATGGATATTAAAGATATTAAGGCTCGTAAAGCCGTCATCGAATCGCAGATTAAAGATTTGTTGACGAGTTTCGAGAAAGACGCAGGTATAAGCGTGGAGTACGTAGACTTGGCCTCTATCGACACAAGTCAAATGCAGTCGGCAGAACCTTCACGTATCCTTTCAGTGGAATTAGTAATAAAAATATAAGGCCAGTCAAGGGCCAAGTGTACATCCGAATGTAATTACGGTATAATATATCATGAATAAAACAACTCGGACAGAGTGCATATATCCCGAAGCCCGACTGGCTCTCAATGGTCATGCATTAGATAAAAGGGGTAAACTTTTACACGAAGTAAATTGGGAAAGAGCTAATGGACCTATTCCTGTAGACATGAAGATAGAATTTACTTGCGGTGTAAAAGCTTGCCAAAATTTAGATCACATGTATCTTGCTAAAAAAGGTAGATATAAACACAAGGCAGATTATGTAGAGGTAGGTCGAGGCAGTAAGCGACGAATGGCGGTAGCTCATGAAACAAAGACATTCGTTAAAGGTTCTAGATCGCTAAAGAAAATCAGAATTTTACCATTCTCTAAAGTATATTTACAAAGCATCTTTTACTACGAAGGAGGAAGATTACACTGGAAAGAGTCTAGCCGAGGGCGGACTAAAGGACGAGCGATCGGCACTGTGGATACCAATATACCTATAATCGGCTGTAGTGTCGATAAAATAAGGTGTGGTTTACACGAATTAGTCTGGGTATACTTTAATGGCCCTATCAACGAAGACCAGAGAATTATATTCAAAGATGGCGATGCTCTAAATTGTGACATAGATAATTTGACAACGGTGAATCTGTGAATGATGAAATCTTGTACAACATAGGCCTACTTATGAATCATGGAGTAGGGTACTGTGAAGCGTTAATATGGGCCGTTAATTTTTATATGACACAGTCAAAACAGGAGGTGGTACATGTCTATCTCCACTGATAAAGCCGTAGTATTGTACAGAAAATCATCTATAGGTTCTATGATGGTATGGAGGATAGAGCCTATAGATAACACGATCGTCATTAGATATGGAATGATGGACGGGTCTCATCAAACTCAGACAGAGAGAGTGGAAAGAGGTTTGGCAGGTAGAACTTTGGATCAACAGATTCAGAGTCGAATAGATTCAAGGGTAAATAAGCAGTTGGATAAAGGCTATCGATATAGTATCGAAGAAGCTAGATCTTTATCCAATTGTAATGCTTTAAACCTGTATAAACCAATGTTGGCTCAGTCTTACAAGCGAGTAAAGGTAAGATCGTTAAAAGAGTATTATGCCCAATATAAGTACGACGGTCATAGATGTTTGATAGTCAACGATGGTGGAGAGCTAAGAGCTTATACTCGTCGAGGTAAATGGATAACTACTATTGGTCATATACTGAAAGATATGGTCAATGTACCAGACGGTATGACGATAGACGGCGAGCTGTATCACCATTGTACGTCGTTGCAGACTATATCAAGTTGGACCAAAAGAGCTCAGCCGGATACGTTGAAATTGAAGTATATGGCTTATGATATAGTGATGGATAGAACATATCTATATCGACATCGTTTGTTGACCGAGATGTTTAAAGGCTTCGATAATGTGGTCGTAGCTCCTACTGGTAGGATAAAAGACAGTCTGAACGAGTCGTTACTGAGATCAAGGAGCCAAGGTTATGAGGGCCTGATACTTCGCCACGCAGACACTTTGTACGAACCAGGTAAACGATCTCAAGGCCTGATCAAAGTTAAGTCGTTGGACGATGTACCAATGATAGAGATCGAGGCGGTCGTCGTCGATGTTAAGTCATCCAGAGATGGTTGGGGCGTCCTATCTTGTTTGACCCCGAACGGTCAGTCTTTCGACACTTCGGCACCCGGATCGATCGAATTTAAACGGACGGTACTTGTCAATAAAGAAGACTACATAGGTCGATCAGTCACGGTACAATTTCCTAATTATACCGATGAAGGTAGGCCTTTTCATGCTGTGGCTCTTCGTTTTAGGGACGACTTATGAAAAATATGTCTTATAATGGTTTAGCTATATCTGAATCTCAAATTTCTTTGATAAAAGATATGTTATCTAGGGTAACTGTCTTAGAAGAGATGAATGATGGTATATCAGATACCAGGAGTCGTCATCGAGTGAGCGATCGTATAGTGGGGGTTAGAAAGATATTGAAGGATTTAATTTCTAAGATATGTTTAGAGGAAATATACCTTACCCTAAACTACCGATCTCTACCGCTATCCCTTGGAAAGGTGGAGATTGCCCGGTCCCACCAGATACTGTTGTTACCGTAAGACATCGTGGAGGCGGTATCGATACAAATCTCGCCCATAATTTTGATGGGCGGGTTCATAGTCGAGAACGAGCCCTCGACATCATAAGCTTCGTCATTATCCCTGAAGAAATGAGATAAGGTGTATTTATGTGGACCAAAATAGCTTTTTATGTAGCCGTCGGTCTTTTATTGACTAGTATTGTGGGAAGTGCTATGTATATGATGCGACTCTTTTCCAATGCTACTACCCCTATCACCTTACACGAAGTGGCTCCAGAAGTAATATGCGCCACAATGGTAACAGCTGATGGAGCCGCGATTGACTGTTGGCCGAAACATGACTCTGATGGATATAAAGGATTAAGTCATGACTACATATTCTGAGGTAGAGTGGAGAGATCTTCGTATCAAAGAGTTAGAAGCCCGAATAAGGGCTCTTGACATAGAGCTCAAGTACGCCAACAAACACAGGTCACTACGAGGGGCTAGATTACAGATTTTACATGATTGGTTGAGACAGCAACTTTGCCTTGATCATAGACACGCCAACGAAATATCTTTATGGCAAAAATTCGTTGAGACACGAGCAAATGATGCTGACACATGGTTCGATAGACACGGGGTACCAAGAATATGCGCACATAATTGGATAAGTGATGGTGGTAAAGGTGGAGACGCTGTGATACATGTAGTATGTTCCCACTGTAAGGCGAACAAGATAATTCCTGGGACAACGTAGATACCTATGGTCCATCATAATAAGACGATTATATAACATACATAATAATTAGGGTCATATAATTATATGTACTCTACAGTTATGTAAGTTAAGAGTAGTCCTAAATAGTCATTTTTAATCTATTTCATACGAAAACTAATGTTTTCGTATGAAATTTTAACTTTTACAGGTTACATTCCTGCTTCGCTTAGCATCAACATTATCAGAAGTACGATGATACAGACGACTAAAAACTTCCATGACTCTTGCGCGTTTCTACGCACCGATTCTGTTATACAGTTTGACAGTGCGTGACCAAAGTCACCTATCCTTGTTTCCTTATCAATACCTTTAGCCCAAGGTTTGGGCCACATTGCTTTGAAGGTAGAGCGTATTCGCCTCTTATCCTGCTCTTTCGTTGTACCTTGTTCGTCTTTCATACTACCCCCTATCATAGGATTAAATATCAACAACTATAAACGGATGGTCAGACTCGGAATCTGTTAGGTCATTCGGGTCATACCCCATTCGAATAATTTCAACGGCTTTTGGTTCAGCCCCAATGACACGTACAAAATCCCGTTGTATCGGGCTGGGTGTGTTTACGCTTTTACCGAGCAATTCTTCTGCGTATTGATAACTTTCGCGATCAACTAGGTCGTTGAAATCACCCAGCGTAATTTTCACGCCATTTTCCCCTTGCAGCATGTTATTAATATGTTGCATGTGCAATATCCTTTCGGCGTTTGCTAGGTCAGAGTTCCCTCCGCTAAGGTGAGTACAAATTAAAGTCGTCTCCCTTCTACGCCACCACTCCCAAAGAACAACTTTAATAGCTGTTCGTGGTTGTGTTGTATGAGCCGTTTGAGGTAAATTCCTAACTTCGGACCGGATTATTGGCCAGCGGGAAAGAATGGCGTTACCATAAGTCCCGTTATGGTTGGCGAACGGTTTATATGAACTGTGGACGGTATTGCGTAACCCGCAATAAACCGCCAAAGCTTCAACCTGATCATAAAAATTCTGGTGCATATAGTTGCTCGTATCAGCAACTTCCTGAACTCCAATTGCAGTTACCCTGCGCTTCTTTATAACGTCACCCAGTCTTTGCAAGTCAGTGAAACGCATACCTGCAATGTTGGCGGTCATAACTCTCATGTTTACACGGCCTCCTGTCTTGCATATTTGTAATCAAACCACATAACTGGCAATGGGAATGTACGAGTAAAAAATCTACGCATGATCTTAGCCACAAAAAACCAATAGATAGTCGCCACAAATCTCTCACCACCAAGCGCTTTGATATGACGACGAAATATCTTATCGGCTTCACTCGGAGTCATATGACTATAGTAGCAAATATGACGACGTAAAAAATCGTGCATAGCGCAAGCGTCAGTTATATTTACACCAAATACAGTATCAGGCGCGCATGTGCATCCATCCGTGCTGAAACCGACTGGTACGCGCCAGCCTTCAAACTCAATCAACTTCGTTGTTTTCTTCATTTACAAACCTCCTGTTCCACGCTTGAAGTCGGTCTAGTGCGTTTTTGTGAATTTGGCAAATCCTCGACTCTGTTAGGTCAAACATAGCCCCAATTTCACGAAAGTTAAAGTCTTCACTGTAATACAAATTTACTACGAGTTGTTCACGGTTGGGAAGAAGGGATATTGCTTCGGACAGACTCGCTTTAAATTCTAAATCTTGTATTTGGTTGAAGGGATTATCAACTTCGGAACCTGCAACTATCTTAAATGAATCTTCCCCGTTTTTACCAATGTCGTCGGTGCTGAGCATACGGCAGTCAGAAGCACTATTAACTATGCGAGTATATTCCCGAAGTGTTATATTTAATTTTTCCGCAACTTCACTCGCGTTGGCTTTTCTTCCGTTTCGGTTTTCGATTTCACATACCGCTGCTGCAACTTGTCTAGCTTTACGATGAACAGACCGTGGCGCCCAGTCAGTGCGACGAAGTTCATCTAACATAGCACCTTTTATTCTGATCCTCGCGTAAGTTTCAAAGCTTGCTCCATTTGTACCGTCATAATTCCTCCAGGATTCAAGCAAGCTAATCATACCAGCTTGTATTAAATCACCGGCTTGTACGTTTGTCGGCAATCGAACCAATAATCGGTAAGCGATAGACTTTACCAATGAAGAGTGCTTTGTAACCAAATCTTTTTCCAGCATACATGAATCCTCAATTGCTTTTGTCGCCTTCATGTATTGCCTCCACTAGCGCGTTATGCGCATCCTTACAGGTATGATAAACTTGGGCGTCTTCAACGTGAGCTTGAAGCATAGCCAGCTCAGTCCCATCTTTAAGGTGGCTCAATTGTTCGGGACACTTTTTCATCATGTTTGGCGGGTAGCTTACCCGTTCCTGTTTGACTGGCCATGCGCCATATCCGCACCCCGTAAGCGTCAAGACACTCAGTAGCAGTAGGGTGAACTTGAACATACTTAATCACCTCCTTGGTAATGGTTCTGAAGCGAACATTATTTTCTGACTGTTTCTCTTCCAACGCAGCACCGGCTTCATTCACGGCCACCTGCTTTTCATTGTACTCGCTTACAGCAGCCGCAATTAACTCCACTTGTACCTTTGCAGCTTCACCGGTTGCTACGCTATACCCGGTGCTGTAGAACCACCAGCATACTCCTGCAACCAAAGAGGCCACTACGGCCCATTTAATCAGCTTCGAACTCATTGCTACCCCCCGTATGTTTGTGTTCGTTCATACGGGATTGAACATCCTTAGCAGCGCCAGCAATAGTAGCAAGGACAGCAACTAGCCACACCAATTCCGCTATGTCGCTAAAATTGGTCTTGCCATCGTTAAGCATCTGCGTTACTGCGCCCATAAGATATGCAGTACCGGTCAACAGCCCTGCGGTTATGCTGGCCCAGACCCTTCGGCCAGTGTTTTCATTCATCGTTTTCTCCTTTGCAGTTGATCCAAAGCCTCGTTTACTGCTTCGGTGACTTGCTTCTTTGTCAAGTCATCCCTAAAGATTTGCTGGTTTAGTTCTGCCACTTGTTGTTTTAGTCGCTCGTTTTCTTCTTCCAGAATTTGAAGCGGGTTCATCGGTACATCGTCCTCTGCACCCATACGCCTTACCAGATTCCAGATCGTGTTGTAGTGGGTCTTGTACTTTTTCGCAATCTTTCTGATCGTGTAACAATCTGCTTCTGCCATCGCTAGCAAGCGCATCCGGTAGAGCGCCTTCACCGCCAATTTCTGTTCGACGGTAAGCCGCGTATTCGTGCGCTTTTCCGCCATCCTATCAAGTATGTCTTCTGCATCCTGTTTCGATGGGTAGTTTTTAGGAGGCTCTTTGAATATATTATTCATCGGCAAGCTCGCAGTATACTTGGCCTATTGGTGTCCCAGTCTTGACACCACCTTCCCGCCATAGCCTCCATTGCCTTGTGCCCGACTGCTCTGGGCGTGTGCTGGCGAAACAGGGTGCGCCCACAGGTACACGCACACCCGCAATCGTTTCGTCGTTAGGGTGTGGCAGGGTGCGAATATACTTAACGGGCCTGTCATCACACCACACGCGGTTGAAATCAAATATGCAACCAAAATTTGAAGCGACTACCCACTCAGGTTCGCTGGGTGCAAGTACGGGAATCCAGTACGCAAACCCCATCATAAATGAAGCCAAGACCAGGACAATAATTTTCATCACACAACCCTCTTCAAGTGCCCAAGCCCCCAAAGGTCAAGCTTTTCATTTACGTCAAAGCAGGGGCAAACTTTGATCCATTCGTTCGGCGTAATAATCCCGTCGCTGTTAAGGTCAGGGCTATAATCCCGGTGACCACATACTGTCTTTAGGTTTGGCATCATTAGCGTGGCGCTATGTATCTCACCAAATAGCGCGTTGTATTGGTCATACTCAAACGTGTCAGCAGGTTTACCGTACATGTCAAGCCCGCCAACTAGTACAACCCCAATAGTATTCTCGTTGTTGCCCGCAACGTGTGCGCCCTGCTCAGTAAACTCCCGTCCCTGCTCCACGCTGCCATCTAACCTTATGACTCGGTGATAGCCTATTTTGCGGAAAGGATGGTTGCGCTTTCTGTGCTCAGCGTCTATCCAAGCCGCGTCTATCCACTCACCAGCTCTTGTAGCTGTGCAGTGGACAACTAGCGTATGGATGTCTTGCAGCTTCACCGTCTTTCCTGCCAGTGAAAGTTTTCAAGTCTGTCAATACCTTTACGGTACTCCAATTTCATTTCATCCTGTTGGGTCATAACGTGCGAAATGTCCCGTTCCATGACCTGTAGCGCGACGTACATGCTAGCGGCTGCACCCAATGCACCCCCAACAGCACCCATGACAATACCCTCTACTAGACGTGTGGTTAATGGTCTTTGAACGTGTTCCCCATGCTTGGCAGTAGACAGGGCAACGAAAGGGAGTACATTATGCCAGTCTGTGCTGCTAAGCTGAGCGAGAATATTGTTAAGGATGCTCATGTTGTTTCCTTTATTTAGCTAACTCAATGTCATTGGAAGTAAGTGAACCTGTTTCAGCCTGTTTATCGAACTGTTGAGCACCCTCAACCTGCCCGCTATTTGGCGTGTTGTTCAGAACATACTCTCTGCTGTAATGCTCTTGCGTCCAGTTAGAATCACCGCGAGTATTCACAACTTCAACAGTCATTCGTGCAGGGCGTTCAGGAAAGAATTCGATAAGGGAGAAACTTGACGCCATATGCTCTTTTGGCGCATTTTCACCTCCCCAGGCATCTGCGTTATATTCCAGCAGCTGATCCTCGTAGGTGTTCCCCTCAGTGTACGGAAATTGGAAATTGGTAGACGCACCGATGGTTCCAACGTGAAACTCCGAAAGATCTTCAGCTGCATTGTTCGCGTAAGCCGCTTTTTTCAGCGTTCTTACGCTCAGGTGATGGTAATCGCCATCAGCCACGACACAAATGCCGTCTGTGCCGTTCAGCTTCGGGTTATTCATTATTGACAGCTTCGGAGTTACACCCGCATCTGTGTTTGTCACCAATCGCTGAAACTCAGGTAAGCACCGGTTGTACAAAGGCCAGGATGCACCGTTCTGCCTGTTGTTGCTTGGCGTTGTTGAGTCCAGCCATTTCAGCTGATAAACATTCGCAAAGATCTTGAACGGCTCGTCGCTATTCAGCGCGTCCAGGATGTCATCAATTTGATCGTTCCCGAACAGTGTCGTGATCAACCCAGTTGACAGGTTCACATCGCCGGAGCCGTGATAGATACCATCACCGGCAACGATATTGAAAAAGCCGTTGCTTATAGCCCAGTGGTTCGCGGCGCTTGCATTCGCAATGCTCGGAGGCTGTAACGGCTTCATAAAATGGTCGTAGCAATTTGTAATTGCAGCGGCCCACCATGCAGGATAAGCCGCTCGGGTATTGCCATGCTGTAACGCAAAATCGTTTGTTACCTCATGGTCGCCATATTGCGGGATGTAATTCAGGTTTCTGAATGCCCATAACCGCGCCGGATTGCGCCCTTTATAGTTCTCCCAATAATTCCAGGGATCGGTGTACTGAATATTGTCGGTGTGCTGATACATGCCCTGGTGACAGAAATACGCCAGGCAGTAGTCGTAAGCGAGCTTTGTATCTTCCGGTCCATCGGAATTTATATCAGTAATAACATGCCCGGTGCCCAGCGTGTCAATAATATAAAACTGGTCTGGATACGACGTGTCATCGATCATAAAGATCGCCCAAAGCCCATCGTTTTTTTCCGCCTCTGCATTCAGCGCAGGCCATGCGCCACTCGCTTGTGGCTCTTGTGGCGGCAACTTATCAACGCCTCCATCCAGTCCGCCATACGGATAATCACACGTTCCCATGGCGATTTTATTTTGTTGCGCTTCACTGGGTTTACAAATGAACGAGCCGCCGTCTGTATCCGCTCCCTGAATTACCGTGAACGGTGTACGAACCGGGAATCTCGACAATCCAGTTATTCGAACATTGCCAACCCAGCCAGCCTGGAGTCCGTTGAATGGATGACCAATCGGTGCATCCAGGCCAACTGCTACCATCGTGACAGGCACATTGTTACCGTTATACTGGACGCGAACGGGGTTTATCGCCGGATCGGACAATGTGCTTACCACAAGCGTGACAGCGGTATAGTCAGGATTCCCGTACCGGATACCTAGCTTGACCTGATCTGCCAATACTTGATCGGTTGTAAATCTCTCTTTCATCGTATAACTGATGAAAGAAGAAGTCGTTGATCCATCCGGGCCTATTGCAGTTACTGTGATAAACCAGTTTCCGACAACTTTATAAGTAGGCGTGAACGTGCTCATACCAGAAGTCACTTCACTAAATGTTTCAAACGGGTTTGCTTGGTCCCCAATTTTAAATACGGCCCAGTCGTACCGAGTCGTATCAGTCGCTTCTGCCGTGTACGGGTTAATATGATCCGGGTAATGGCTTTGTGAAATTGGGCTCGTTGTAAAAACAGGTACAGCCATTTCTATACACCCAACAGCAGGTCAGGCGGCAACTTGTCACCCACCGACCATCTATCCCGGCACTCAGCGCCAATGGCTTCGATTTCCGCAAGTGTCAGGGTCGTGCTTGGGCGATAAATCATCAAGCCATGACTTTTCTGGGACAGCATATCCCAGTACATTGCCTGTTTAGCTCCGAACGGAAAAGGCGCGATGTTTGCACCGACCACAGAGTAATCAGTCTCATTACTGGCCTGCCCGTTGACAGTCCGAATCATTTTTCCTTGCGTCCCAATACCCTGAACGTATCCAGCACTATAGATAAACTGGTCGTCTGTATTTGGCAGCGAAACCGATTCCTGACCGCCGGGTGTATTGGCATCGCCTAACCATGCGGCGGTTGATTCAGTTAGGTTTGCGTAGCTGACGCCAAAATACGGGTCTGCCCCACTCGCCCAGGAGCCAAAGCCAACGTTGGTATTAGCATTACAATTCGTTACTGCAACGAATAGAAAGTTGCCCTCTGTGATAGCTCCATTCAGCGCCGACATTGCACCGTAAGGCTCCAATGATGATCCATGGTTGTAGGCGGAAAGACTTATGCCAAACTCGGGCGAGACATCGAGGATGTCAGATGTTGCTACATTCTTCGGCTGCAAACCATAGCCCGCAACTTGGTCCATAATAATTTTGTCTGAGCCAAATTCACTCATTGGAAAGAATGAGTGAATGCCAGGCCATTTGGTTGTCAGAAAGTTTTGTCTTTGCATTAGGAAGCCCTTATCAGCCAGTTTAATTGGGTGGAGTTGTCGTTTGTTCTTACGTCAACCCTGCCGCCGCCACCGGCCCCGTTTACCATAGGTGACTCTATCGGTATCGGCGTCCACTCCAACAGCTTGACAGGTATAAGATGAACGTCGGAGGATTTGTATTCAACCAAGCCAGTGATGATATTTGTTGTACCGAGCAGCCAAGCCCCTGCAATAGTATCATTCGGAGCGTCAACCGCTAGGCAACCGAATATGCTGGCGCTCAATGCTGTGGTGACAACAGGCCAACACAACACTTCAAGGTGTGTGATGTTCGCGCCATACGGCCACTCTGCGGTATCACGGGCCGCGGTCTTTATCGTTCTTCCTCGCAGCAACTGGCCTGTACCCTGAAGTGGCCGCGTGTGCTTGGATCCGTTTGAAGAGTCCCAGGCCCAACCCGCGCCAGTAAAATGGTACAACCTTTTTGTGTCAGACTCGTAAAACTCAGAACCGGCTACAACAGAGGTTGTAGGCTTAACATCCGCGCTCAAACCAGAGTAAACTTTTCTGCCGGTTACTGGGACCGTATATTCAACTTTAACTGTCATAATTATTCCTCTACTTTAACTCAAAGCCCCAGCTGACATTGCTGATATCACCAGCTGTACCACCAGCGATCCACCGTAAACTTAATCCGTCTGTATAAGCACAAGTAAACGAGTTGGTCACGTCACGGTTTGTCACAGTGCTGCCAGCAGAGATACTTACGATTAATCCCGTAGCAATACCGTTCTTTAATACTTCGCAAGTTATGACGCCGTTGTGCGCGTTTGTATACGCTCTGACAAACATGTTACTAATTGTCTTACTGACGGAAGTAGCGTGTACAGAAGCACGTAGAGCCGTGGACTCGATAGCTTGCCCAGCAGTTAACCCAAACAGATCGCTAAACCGTGTTCCACCAGTTGTTAATATCAACCCGGCTCCGACGTATCGAGCATTGAAAATAGCCGGGTTCTTAAGGTCATCTGCGTGTTGCCCGTCTACCGTATCCGCATCCAAACCCCCTCCAGAACCTTGATCGTCTACAAGAGCGGCTGGTATGGTATTCAATGCGGCCAGATTGCCTGCGTCAGCTATTGTAGATAGCAGCTGTGTATCAGTATGATTGCCCCGGTCCAAATAATACGCGGCAAGCTGACCATTTAGCTTTTGTGAATTTGCCGCAACAATAGAACTTACAATGGACCCCATAAATAACGCCGAAGGTATTACTGTGAAGATGTTTGGGGCAACTGGGAAATTGACTTTTGCACCACCGTTTGAGGAGGCAAGTATTGTCGTTCTAGTAAGGGTGTCAGAACCACCGGATGAAAAAGTACCCAGCCCAACTTCCCAGTTGTCGCCGTCAGTGGCGCAGTAATAGCAGGAGTTAAGGTGCCCAACTCCTAGCAAAAACGTCTGCCATCCTACTATACTTGCGCCAAGCGTAAAGTCCGTACGGCCAGAAGAAGCACTTGATTGCTGAACCCGATCTGCGTGTATTAAAGCCATTATATTGCCTCTTCAACAGAGTAGCGTTTTTCGAATATAGAGTATCTAGTATTTATTATAGGACTCAACTCCGTCATGACCCCATACACTGCTTGATCGTGTATCCGATCCATATTTGCAGGATTTGGAATCACGAGAACTGGTTTACTCTGTCCTCTTTCTCTATCCAATGCAAACGCATAGTCAAACATCTCGTCCTCATTTAAAAAACCCAGAGTAAATTCTAGTACTCTACGTTTCCCAAGGGAGTTAACTACTATATTACCCCCATGGGTCATCTTATTGGTAGAATCATCTTTAACAGAAATCTGCCATTGGTATGATATATTTTTCGTAGGTTGCCATGCTGCGTCTATACATATACGCCCAGCTTGAAAATACCCTTTCGAGTTTGTAGGGTCGGATAGGTCTATCTGGACAAACTGCCCGTTCACGACTGTATCCAATATGTGATAACCACTAATCCGATCCCAAAATTCTAGTGAAGCTGACGGCCAAAAACTTATTACTCCACTATCATATGTAGGGCTTGAAGTTAGGCCTAATAATGTATTAGCTATTCGTATTCTCCAAGTGGCTACACTACTAGCATTGGAGTACAGTAAAGAAATCACATTTATAGCTTTAATAGACCCTAGATCACTTACCAAGGTGGATACTCCGGACTCGTCTCTCCATACCTTCGAAGGTTGAAATGTCTGAAGGTTTGCGACTTCGAAATTCAATTTCTCAGAATCCACTGTCAAAATGGAATTGTCTGATAACCTTGGAGTAGCGATAATTATATTGGACACTATATCAACCCCAAATCGTTAAAGTCTGTTCGTCGAATCGACCGTTTTCTTTCGAGCCGATTATCTTAAACACTCGACCATCGTCAAGACCGAATCGGTTATAAGTGATAAATATATTTTTACCTATAACATCCTTAAACAGTAATGAGTCTAGTGTTATATCGTAAATAGACTTTTGCTTATCGCCAAATAAAGCCTGTTGTCGGTCTACCTCAGTCTGAGCGTCTATAGTCGAATCCAATAAAGTAGATACGTATCGCTCTCTTGAAAATTGAGAAACTTCGTCCGGATTTTCGTTACCCGATACAACATTTCTAAACTCATTGCTATAGAACGTGACATTCTCATCTATAACAGCCCCGGCGAGAGCGTCAGGGGTTATAACCGTCCAGTTCTTTTTGTACTGTAAGTTCGTCAATCTAGGTCTGACAGGTGAAGCTACACGACTTATACGAGTAATATTTTCTTTAGTGATACTCAAAGCAGTTTCACCAATAGTTGAAAATACTCCAATCTGAAATTGATCTAATCTAGTGAACCTCCACCAACCTCCGATTGATTCGACAAGACTATCAAGGATAGCGTTTACGGTCTTAGGCTCTGTTCCAGTATAAATACCTACCACGGAAGCATTGATAAAATTGACTTGTGAAAAAGAAACCTCATCAAAACTCTCTATACCTCCATAAGTAGAGGCTATGTATTTAACGATATCTGAACAGGTCGTGATATAAATCCCGTCAACAATCGCGCCTCTTACGTCTACGGTAACTAGACCATTAGGGTTAACTAATAACGTAAACTGGCCCGTTAAAAGGTCGACGGTATAGTCGGACCCCGCTGTAGCCTGTAAACCGTTAAAATACACCGCGTCAATAGCCTTTATTTCACCGTCATGCACTTGATAAATCTGAGATACCGGGTTTACACAGGCCGGAGTTATATTTCGTACTTGACCAACGCACAACGGCTTAGGTTTGCCCACCAAATTAGGGCAATCACCTACTCCATAAAAACTTTGCTGTATTGCTTTATTAAGGGTGGCTCGTTTATCCCTTAATCGGATATTTATCGTATCTAAATCCCAGGTTATACCGTCAGCAACCGCTTTCAGTATAGGTTCAAACTCAGTATACGGAGAATCTTCCATGCCGACTTTTATGACTATATCACCCTGATCCCAATCCATCTCCAAAGAATAATCAAGACTACCATCACCATTTAACAGCGTTATGTCACCTGTTCCAGGTGTACTAGAGCCGTTCATCTCGTTTGATTGAAATAAACGAGACCCAAAATTAAATGGTTGCTGAATAAGTGCATCATATATCTGGTCATCAAATCCTTCGGTATCTGTAGCATAACCCGTCGTTGATAATTTTATTTCTGCACTAACTTGGATCAAATCAGATTGTCCAAAATCATTTATACCTGCATCTTCGATAAAATCTCCGGAAGAAATTGTCGCCTCTAATAAGTAAACCCGTTTAATAGTGTTATCGGCTTTAAGCTTATCAATAAGAGTCAATATACGGGTACCGCCACTTAGATCGCTAGTACCGCTTATAGGTGATCCACTTATTGGGGATGATGAAATCACTATTAAGCCTCTTGTGACGAAAGTATTCGTTGTAAAGTGTCTAAGAAGGCTACAATATTGTTAGACAGTTCACCGTTCGTCGAAGACATATCTTGCAAAGCTCGAACTATCTCGGACGTATCCTCTACACCTTGAATACCCAACTCTTTTAAAGCGGCTACTACAGGATCATCTTTAGATACATTACTATCTACTACGTCATTCAAAGCAGCTTTAACATCTGCAAATATGCTTTGAAAGGCACCTGTTCCAGAGAACATCATATTAGCTTGAGATAATAAATTATCCGCAAACTTTGTCAAGTCTCTTGCGCTATCTAAATCTCCACCTTTTGTAGCTTTTAATGTATCATTGAACAACCTTTGAGACTCTTGTAACCGTTGTTGAGGCGTCAAAGGTGATATAGAAGATAAATTAAGCTCCTTTAAGAAATCCTTTGTAGAATTGATTATTGAATCAAATTGATCAACTCCGGATCGAGCAAAATCTATAGAACCCTGTATAATACTTTGGATACTATTTTGTAGCTCAAGAGAATTTAATTTCTGTACTTGAGCTAAATCAGCATCAATTAGTATAGCGTCATCGACCCGTTGCTGGGCTATTTCACTAAACTGATTAAACCGTAACGTAAGAGGTTCTACGATACTTTGAATAGATTCAAATATCTGTTTATCAAACTCCGTTCTCAAATTAGATATAGCGTTTTTACGCTTGCTATCGATCTCTGTTTGTCTCGATTCTTGACCTAACTGTATAGCTGTATCTTTAAGAGATTTGGCTACCTCGTCTATTTCTTCAACAGACTTAGCCACGATGCTTAAAGGTTCGACTACATCCCCAAAAGCATCCATAGCATCATCGAACTGCCGAATAACCGATATAATCTCTTGAGACTTAGCCAATAACTGTTTTACATTTTTTTCATCTCGCTCGATACCGTTGAGTGCTTCCGCAGCTTTTACAGAACCTGTCAAAGCCTCAATTATCTCCGTTAAACGATTTTTAGCTACATCGAAAATTTCAGTATTGAATTTATTGACTTTGATAAACGGATCAATATTTTGACCCTTGTCGTCGTACAAGTTTTCTCTAACGCGTTCGATCTGTGTATCTGAAAGCAGATTAGCAATCGAATCGTCTATACCTTTAACTAAACCTATTACAGCATCACCGACACCTCCACCGAATTTATTACTTCGGCCGGATAAACCTATTACACCGAATGCTGAAGTCTGTTGTTTACCATGTACAAGGGCTCCTTCACCTGAGATAGCGTCTAAAGCACTAGCAACTTGGATTTTTGTCTTACTTTGGCTATTAGTGCTTCCAAATATAGCAAGAGCGGCTAGAGCAACCCAACCCCAAACAGGTATCGCGGCTAATGCGGCAGTGGCACCTGCACCCGCAGCACCCGCAGCTCCGGCTAATCCACCGCCAGCTGCGAGAAAACTACCCCCAGCAGTAAGAGCGGCACCACCGGCCAAGCCAGCCACACCACCTACTACAGCACCTCTGGTTCCGTGTTCTTTGTATCCATAATAAGCACCGCCAGCCGCGCCAGCCGCTGCGCCAGCCCATCCACCAAAAGCAGACGCGCCTTTTAAAGCTAGACTACCACCTGATGATACTAGATTACCTCCACCTCCACCAGCTTGTACAGCAGCTTGTCCGGCAGCTTGACCACCTATAAGACCCGCGCCACCTTGACCTGAAGCAAATCCACTCAAGGCTGTCTGGAAAAAATTAGACACATAAGCTTTGAAGGGTTTAGTTATAGCCTCACGAACGGCTAATAACTTTAAGTCATCAATTAACCCTTTTATGACGTCCCTAAGATCATTACCTTCAAGTATAGCTGATTCGAATGCGCTTACAAATGAGTCACCCACTTCATCGGTAATATCTTTTAAATCAGACATAGCCTTATCGCTGTTACTTAAGCTATTTCTAAACTCGTCCAATTTAAGTCGCATATCCTCTAGTAACTGGTCAGGGATAATAGGACCGGAGGCCGCAGCCTGATCTCTTAAATCTTTTAACTCTTTCGAAAGCTGGTTAACCTCAGAGGTAGTTTCTCGTACACGGGTCAATATACTCTTTTCTCTTAACTCTTTATTGTTTAAAGCCTGGTCTACTTCCTGTAAGGCTTTAACAGATTTTTGCGTGAGCTCTCTCTGTTTATTTATTTCAGATGTAATTTTACCTTCAGCCGCTAATTGCTTTTTACGAAGCTTTTCAATTGTTTCTACGTTACCTGCAACAGACTGTGACGCAGCTATACGTTGACTCATCAAGACATCTTGATCTTCCATTATCTTGAGATTTTCACTCAACAATGTTTTTGCGAATTCTAGCTCACGATTAATCTGTTGTAAATTACCTCCTTGGGTAGAAGATTCATTTAATCGATCAACTGATCTAAGAGCGTTTTCTCTAGCCTGATTAAAAGTCCCTAATTGAGCTATGGTCGGAAGCTCTCTAGGTAACGGGCCCACAAATTTAGTGCTTCCAGGTCGGGCTTCGGCCCCACCTCCGGATATTGTGACTTTAGCCATATCTGGCAAAGTGAAAGGTTTACGTATTTCCGCAAGAGAATCTTCAGCGATTCTCAACTCGTCATTAAGCTCTTTTAAATAATCCAAATACTTGGCGGCCTGTTGTGGATTATCTTTATCAAGCTGTATGTCTACTTGAAAATCTGCGGAACCGATTTTAGCCTTTAGTATATCGATCTCGTGAAGTATTCTAGACTCTTCTTCGTTAGCGAAAACGAACTTGAAAAATGATGAGTTAGCTACGTCTTGTAGTATACGACGAAGCTCTATAAACCCATTAACCATTGTTTCGATGGCGTTCTGAATATCTTGTCCGGATATTTGAGTTATAAATTCCGTAGAAGCCGTCATCATGTTACCGATTAGGGCTCCGACAGAGTTAGCTAAATCCGCGTTTTTATTTAACCAGTCGGTTAAAAGAGCTAAGGAATCTTTAAAGGCTTGACCTAAACCTCCCTCACCTATATCGTTAAGGAAAGTTACCCATGCGTTCTTAAATCGATTTATACTCGCTACAGTTGTCTTGGAAGCGGCTTCAGCTGCGGCCCCAAATTCTGTGTCGATCTTTTCAGCAAAAGCCGTTAAAAATCTACCCGAAGCTATAGAACCTGTTCGGATTCGATCCTCCAATTCTCGAATCGATACACCCATGGCATCCGCAGCTAATTGCATGGCGCCAGGTATACGTTCAGCTAACTGCAACCGAAGCTCTTCCATAGATACGCGACCTTTAGACGCGATCTGTTGTAGAGCCAAAAATACGCCTTGAATCTCTTGACCATTAAGTTGCAATGCTACAGACGCTTTACCGAATGCTTCGAACACTCTCAGTATCTCCATGTCTCCAAGAGAGCCTCGAGCGGCCGCAAAGAATTTGGCGAATGGGGCTAGTGCGTCTGTAAACGATATACCTAACTGGTTAGATATATTGATAAGGTTTTTGACTTGTTTTTCAGCTTTACCGAAGTCTCCAGTGACGACGGTTAGTGTACTAGCGAATTTTTCGAACGTTACTGTAGCATTTATCACGGATCGGATAAATGCGGTAAAAAGAGCAGCCGATAATATTGATCTTAAACTGGTGACAGTTCGTAACATCGACTTAAAAGCGCCGGTAATTCTACCTACGAATCCAACAGCTTGTCGAGCCATATCTCTAAAGGTAGAAGCCATGGTTCTACCCATTAGACGAAACGATATACCTACACCGCGATTCATTCGATTGAAATCGCGTAAGATATCGTCGATACCCCTCCTAGCTCCGGAGGGGTCGACAGTTACTGATATTCGTCTCTCGCTCATTTTTTAAAATCCAGATATGTTCGATCTATTTCGTGAATTAGATATACGAACAACTCTATATCGTCAGTAGAAAAAAGCTCTATATAAGCTTTTATCTCGGATAAAGGAATAGGACCTAAACCCATTCCCATCTGTCTACTAGAGCTAAGAGTCCAAAAAGCCTTATAATACTCGGTCAAATACTGCGGTAGATTAGGTTCGTTCTCTAACGCCTTAGGGTAAGTACCGCTCTCGATCAAATCTTCGAGAAACTCTCGTTTTTCACCCCACTGTAATTGCCATATAACGTACTCTTTTAAGACTTTCCCAAAGCCTCCCGATCGACCGACTTAAAGTTATCAATATCACTGGAGAAATCGCTGACGTATGTCCTGAGATCGGAATTATTGATCAAAGTCTGCTGAGCGAGTTCGGGGGAATAACCCACCTCTTCACCAGATTCGTCGATCACTTTTTCCCAATCGAGCACTATGGTTTTACCCATAGCTTCACACATTATGCGAAGACTGATCTTAGGGTCCAGCGAACCTTTTTCGATCTTCTTGTGATAAGGCATTTGAAGACGGGCAAACATCTTCTGAAACCGTAGATTGGTAGAACTCGCGATTTTAAAACGACTATCTTCAAATTCAGTCCATACACCATCGTCTTCGAGAATCTTGTCCGGGTTATTAATTGAAATCATTATATTATACTCGTGTAATTTGGATCATACGATCAGTGGCTCCATCACGAATCGCTCTCCAGGTTGCTGCCAAAAGGACATCTTGATCAAGACCACCCGCAACGACGGAGCCCGTTTCGAACTTGACTTTCGGTAGAGTGAAAGTGTACGAATTGGTCGCAGCATCTTGAACAGTAAATGCCAGAGAAAAACTAGTACCATTTAGAAACTTGCTGTACATCGTAGCATCTTCGAAGTACAGATTCATGTTACCTGTGATTTCGAGCTGACCGAGAGCGACTCCGACATGCGACAATGATCCGATCGCATCTTGGGGACGAAGATTATTGGTGAGCTGCATAGACAATGATTGAAATTTCGCTGTAGAAGGTACACCGTCTACTTCGATGTCGGTCAGATTACCTACAGCGTTCATTACGTCTGTAGAAGTAACGGCCGGAAAAGTTGCACCAACGATCTGAGTCGCGCTTATTGTAGACCCCAAAGCCAGTATAGAGAATGACCCCGTCAATACCTGGCCGACCTGGAAATCGAGATTAAGCCCGCCGATTTGAGCCCCAGTAAAGTTGATAAACTGAGGGGTTGTGATATTGGCGATTTCTTTCTGCATCGTATAAGTGATGCGTTCAGTACCATTTTCTAGCGCGTCCGTGATCCAACGGGCGGCCAAAGCTGACTCTAAGAGATCGTCAAATGTATCGGCACTCATCTCGAAGTTGATATCGCCAGAGGCGTCGCCGGATACCTGAATAAGGTCAGATACCATACGATCGTTTCGTACCTCTTGACTAGTGATATTAGAGATATTGTAATTAAGACTTTCACCAGTTATACGAAGCTCTTTAAGAGCAGGAGTGGCCGGAGTGGTACCCGGAGTGACTTCTTCTATATATCTTACTGTTACGTCATTCGATGAACCGAAACTCATGATCTATCTCCTAAGCTAATAATTCGGTGCCAGACTTTGTCGGCAAATTTTCGTCAGTATAAAAAGGACACAATACATTTATCTGTGACCACCCATCGGTTACACCGATTCTATTAGAGCTAGGAGCCATGCAATTGACATTGTTAAATTTTTGGGCTCTAAATATATTCCCAACTTTATCTGCCAAAGATTGACCCAGTCTATCGCCTCTATTTAATGGATAAAAAATCTGCGCAAATATAATTCCACGGGTACGATAAATAGTCGAACCCACTGTAATCTGAATACTTTCACCTGTACTCACAGATAACCTGATCCAAGGATCATTATCTGGATTAAACCCATTATTACCATATACTACGTCGGCATCTACAGGTTTCCAGTAAGTATTGAATCTTACTTCGATCGCTTCTACGATAGATTCAAAACTCACAGTACACCTAAATCGTTTAATACCACGGATAAAACCCCTGATGGGGCTTTTTGTGAATAACCGTGTTCGATTAACTCTGCGTAAGGTATGGCGTTTGATACAACCAGCACGTCATTCGGATCGTCTATCTGTACGTTAGGTTTAGGGGGTGGGCCTAAAGGGGTTTTCTCAGTACCTCCGTCACGTATAAATGACTCGTCCAACTCGTTCTTCGTTACCTTCCACGAAGCTCGATAATGACCTCGCAATACTGGACTAATCAGTACGACCCTTTCGAAAATAGCGACGACAAGATCACGGGCCTCTTTCAAGACTTCACCGACGATCTCGTCCTCGATATTACCGAAATTAGATGTAGTATAACTAATCATGACTTAACTAATAGCTCCCACAAAAACACAACTGTATGAGATCGTATAGGGTTAATATCCAATATAGACCAACGGATACCATCATTATCCACTAATACGTCACCTACTTTAGGGTCTGTTTTTGATGTATCAGGTAATAAATATATAACCTGTCTACCTGATTCAGCTAACGTGTTCTTAAAGCTAGATGTTTCTACATCTCCGACTACGCTTATAAAAGTTTGACCTACTCCATCTGGAGTTAATCCAGTAACCGGATCGTACGGTTGAATAGGGATATGTATTACGCTGTTTGCTAAATCGCCTAAAGCGTCTATGGCGATTTTTATTGATGATGTTATCGTAGTTGATAGAGTCATTACCGTATCAACGAAACCTGTTGTATACCCTTACCCCCAGACGATATACTGTTGATCGATCCGAGGGGATTAACTATAGCTCTAATATGATCAGGTAACATTGGGTCGGGACTATTTTCATCGAAATCGATGTTTATCGGTCCGACTTTTATAGAGTCTAAAGAAGTCTGGGCCTCCAAAAACCCAGAAGTTATAACCTTTAACGCTATTTCGATCTGAGCTCTCTTTATCTTGAAAGGAATGACGTTATCCGCATAATCGTCTAGACCATATCTAGGCCATTGTAAAGCCTGAGTTACCTCTGTTTTTATGCCGACAAAATCAAATCGATCATCCAATATATATAGAGCGGATACTAGATAAATTTCTTTGTCAGCATCGGCGAGGGCCGTCCAAGCATCTGACCCTACTCGAGAAGCTAAATAATTATCTGCCTCTAATACAGTGGCATATGAGTTAGAATCAACTCCTCCAACAGTAGCGTCAAATGCAGCCACGTCTACTTACCAGTCTTATTTGGTACGATCTGCGGCTTACTATTAACCTCTGCAACGGCTTCGGCATCTTTCGGTGCATCGGGTTCTTTGACAGTCTCTTTGCTACCTGGCTCGGTCATAGATACTGGATAAAATTTCTTCAGGTAATGAAAGACTTTGGACAAATCTTTGTCGTCCACTTCCATCGCCCCGTCGATGAACTGAAATCTCTTGGACAGTACAACTGTCTGATCTTTACGGGGACCCGTTAGATAAATAGTCGACATCGGTATTTCCTTTGTAGGTTAGGTTAAAAAGTAGATTTATCGGGGTCGGACTGCGCAGCTCAGTCACTAGCCGACCCCTCTAAACCCAAAAAGCTGCGTTACCCCGGACGAGTAACTTAGTTAGTGATACCGGTAGCCATGGCCAGACCGAGTTCGGAGAAGAGCGCGAAACCATTGTAGAACTTCACGCGAGTGATGTTCTCATCCTTGGTTTCGGATTCACCGATATCAGTGACACGGATACCTGAATCACCTACAGCTGTAATACCTGCGCAACCCACCTGCATCGATCCATCGTCCAGTGTTCCAGCCAATACCGATGTGGCGGTAGTAGTAGTACCTCGAGTCTGATCAATCGGAATATTATCATTCCGGAAGATAGGTACGTTACGATAACCCGGTACGGATACACCTGAAGGTAGAGTGACGACTTCGGAAATACCCGCTCCACCAAGAGCCCGCAGCAGAGCGAAGTAGCTACGAAGAGTACGACTGTTCATCTGGATGTAGTCGACTACACCGTTCTTATCGGTGACTTTATCGAGCAACGCATCCAGAACTTCGAACGACAGGGCATCACCATTGGCACCCGCTGACGCGATAGTCTGACCCGCGGCGCAAAGCGACAACAGACCTTCGATCGTATCAGCAGTACCATCACCGCTGATCAGCTGATCACGATATGTCAGGCCGATGTTTTTGGCTTTGGATGCGATCTGCGCAGCTTTCTGATCCTGGATATTCGAACGAGTAGCCTGGATCAGGTTGTTGACTTCAGCGTCACCCAAAATGGTGGTCAATCCGGTAGTGACGTTGGTAAACGTTGCGGCCGCTTTAGCGGTAATGGTTCCACCTACACCGAGGTTTTGCACGTCGCCCATGGCGTTTTCACGATTGTAGGAGAGCGCATTACCTTCGATTTCGTGGAACGGAAAAACTTCGAAGAAGCGATCGACGGTTACGATAGTTTCGATAATGCCCGAAATGAGCATGTCTTGCGAAAGTTTCGCAGATTCGAGAAGTGTTACAGACGCCATTTTCTGTCTCCTTTATGACGTTGGTTAATAGAAAAATAATCTAAAAATCTACGCCACCGGAGTAGAAAACACACGTCACCGACATGTTTTATACTTTACTGGGACCTATTATATTCTAATAAAATCCCTTTGTAAACAAAAAAATTAAGGGACCCCTGTATTATTTTAGGGGGTCCCTGAATTGTTTACACCCAGTTCAGGTCTTCTCGGCAATTAACATCTACCGTGGATACCTTAGGGGGTCCTGCTTTTACTTCACGCCAACAACTCGCGCAAGTAGAAGAGTAGCCATCTTTATTGTTCCGTTTACGATAGAACTTTTTGATAGACTTTTCTTCCTTGCATTTACGACAAACTTTTGTCTTCAACGATTATTGAGACCCTGAGAGATTTTGGACATAGGGGTCATATTCTCTCGTTTTTGGCCCGATCCACCCGAACCCTGGTTATTAGCACCTCCACCAGTAGATTGAACGAATAGATGAGGAGCGGTCTTGTTCAAGTCTTTAACCCATTCTTGAACCGTGAGAGGCGACTCCCCATCCTTACCAAATATGACGTTGCCTTTGTCGTCGTAAGCCTTCGCCACTCCATCCTTCATCTTGAACGAGGCTTTCGCCCGCATGACTACGTCATCGATAGCAGTATCCAGCACTTTGTGATTTGATGCGGCCGATCGAACGGTGTTATCAATGACCAGTACTTCGAGTTGAGACTTCAATGTCTTGTTTTCGTTATCATACCCTTTGATCTTTCCTTCAAGATCGGTACGCATGCTCTTGACACGATCATTGAGCATGTTGTCCACTTCTTCCTGGGTCATTCCGCTCTTCTTATTGCGCAATGTATTGACTTCAGTCTGAAGCTCTTCAATAGTTTTCGGAGTAATATCTCCATACTCTTTCAGCTTTTGAGTCAGCTGAATGTTGTTGTCACGAAACTCGTTCAGTTTGTCACGACTGACCGCTCCGTCTACGTCTAAGAAATAAGCTCCGTTTTGTTCGATATAAAACGGTCTTACGGCTTCGTTCACTTCTTCAGGTGAACCGATTTTAAATTTCAGGGGCATTAGTAGTTCCTCGTTTCAAGTCCAGAGTATGTTTACCTTGCGGTAAAAGTTCACCTCGCTTCAAGTTGAATACGAGGGTTTCTTCGTCAATACTGTTTTCTACGAACGCTTTGGCCAGCGAAGCTATTTCGGCCGCACTTAACGTAGTATTGACGAAATCTTTGTTCAGAACGATATTGACCGTGGCCGGATCAAACCCGTCCCAAAAAGCAATTTGTTTGTAAATCCGATTAAGACCCGCTTCGATTGCGTAAGCGATTGTGGTCAAGGTAGACGAGTCTGACGAATTGCGTAATTTGACAGCGTCAACCGCCTCACTACCCCTCGTCGATGTATCCATCAATCGAGAGCTGAACTGTACCATTTGTTGCTGTTTCTCGGCCAAAGCCTTTTCGAGCGACTGTAATCCTTGGCCTGTGAACTCGAGATAGTAAGCCTTCGCATCTTTATCTGGTAATACCCACGCTGTCTGACTGCCTACACGGAGTTTCGAATCACCGCTTATACCTGATACGACGGGTGTAGGTAGACTAGTCCAATGTCTTCCTTGCTCCAAGTCCGCCGACGTACGATAGTGTGACAGATTGATGTCGACGATATCCATAATAGGTGGTTTGACGACGTGTAGATCGATACCTTCAGGCGTTATCACTGTGAGAGGTATAGAGTCGATATTTACACCTTGTACAGTGGGCACAAATACATTCTCTAACACGGGCTCTTTAGAGTAGACTCGTACAAAATTACCGTTCCCATCCATTCGTACAGAGGGGTCAGCGCCCGGAGGTAGAGCGTAAGTTTCTACTCGATAACCATCTTCACCCAGTATCAAGGCCCGAAATTTGACCACTTCGCTTACAGAGAAAGGATCGTTGACGGAATTAGCTTGAACAGACTCTTCCAATACGGCTAACGACATTGGATCGTTTCCGTTCTGCATCCAGTTTATGAGCTTCTCAGCTTTGTACAACACCGCGTAAGCTCTTCCACCTTCTACGCTCTTGTCTACCAATACAGAGCATCGTCCGGTCGACAGTACCTCGTCAGTGATAAATTTGAACACCTCATAAAACGATTTACCTGTCATGGTAGAATCGTCAAAATACGACTTCATACCTTCTGGATATTCTACTTCAGGTAACCTGCGAGTGATCACTCCAGAAAAACCTTTAAGCAATCGATCCGTCAAGTTATTGAACATCGCTCGACCGAGATAAGAGTTATAATCTCCTTTAGTCATAGCCTCAAGACGAGGCAGATATGTCTCTTTACGACCTTTTACGGCGTCTGAGCCCTCTATCACGTCTCGACACCGCACCCATCGATCGTACATGCGATCATATTCTGCGTTTGTTGTATGTACAGGCATTCTTTATAGCCCCACTACTCTCATTGTAGACACTTCACGACTAGAGTGAAGGACGATATACCTGACCACATCGTATATGTGATCCTCTAATTCGGTGTTTACGTCTTCTACGTTCTTTTCATCTACTTCAAGGGCCGGTATCTGTTCGGCCGTATTGACACAATTACTCATGACGTAAAAGCAAGGTTTTTCAGGTATAGGTTGACACGCTTCGAATACCATAGAGTTTAGTACGCCCAAACCTATGATTCGGCTACCTGGCCGCTTATTTGCCGGCATCCAGTTGACACCTTCGTCACTCATTTTCTCTGCTATGGACGTACCTGTCTCTTTGTTCCAGATAGCGTTGTCAGCCGGGCCGGGTTTAACTCGTCCATATACACGATCACGAAGGTAAATCTTTTTAGCCGTAAATCTAGGGTCTTCTTTCAACCCATCGCCGTTCTTGTCCGCTCCATACATCTCGTCTATTATGATTATAGATTTCTTTGGCGGATTGAACTTACTGCCATCGGGTAAAGTAGCCTCTTCACCGTTAGCTTCGGCGTACCATAAGACAGCGTAAGGTGCGGAGAATCCGTAGTCGTAACCTCGACGTATCTTCCATCCCGAAGGTACGACGAACTGAGGTTTGACGTGTATGTCCCGATCCCATCCAGGCACCGCGGCGCTGTCGCTCATATCCCAGTCACCGGACAACATTGCCTCTACAAGATCGTTATCGCCCAAGCCTTGTAGACGTTCGGAGTAGAGCGGATCGTTCCTCATCAATACCGGGTTGTCTTCCAACAGAGCCGGTACGAACTGACGAAACATCCCGCCCTCTGTCTTTGGAGCTTTGTATATCGCCAAACCTTTATCTACGAAGTGCTTCTTGAAGTATCGATGACCCACGCCGCCCGGGTTGCTCGCGTATATGATGCGTGGAAATAAGCCTTTATATTTAGGCGGTACCTCTAACGAACCTAGTCGCACACGAGACCGGATAACTCGTATCATCTCCTCAGTAAATCGAGTAGACTCGTCTACAAGCAACAAATGTATCTGGGCTCCGAGATATTGGTATATGTCGGACGGATACTGAGCGTGGGCTAACTGGATACGAGAGCCGTTGGGAAAGTCGAAAGAATAATCGCTCTTATTATATCTGACGAGCTTATTCTTTAATTGATCATCCAAGAGCTCAAGGTAACCGCCCGAAGTGTAAATATGGTTACTCAACAACTCTTTAAACGTGCGTCGGAACAGATAAGTGATGAGGCCGGGTATTTCGATACTGAAAGCTATCGAAGCCGCTCTCAATAAGTGACTCTTACCACCTCCTGCCGCTCCACCATAGAGTATTTCCGTGGCCGGCGTCTTCAACGTGGCCATTTGCTTTGGAAATAGCTTTATGTCAGTCATCTGAATCGGGATACCCGAACTCTATGGGTTGTAACAGAGATACGTCTGTATCGTGTTCGATGAGCGCAGGTGCTTTGGAGTCGTCGACGATGAGTCGAAGAGTCGATATATTGTGGTCGATGTGACCTCGTACCTCGATACTCTTTATCTCAGCTTCACAATATTTGGCGATGGTCTGATGGCACCTGAGCGCTAAGGCCTGATCTTCGTACTCTACACCATCTGACGTATAGCCTTTGGCTGTATGAGCGATGTCCGCAATAGCCATGAGAGGGTGATAGCCAGGATATTTAGTCCCGATCATAGCGAGAATCTTGTTCTCGTTTGCCTTTTCGACTTTATCATTCGACATAATTCCAATTATATAACAAAGGGAACCCTATGTAAACGTTTTTATTAAGGGACCCTTGAATATTTTTATTGGACCTTGTGTACATCTGATAATTATTACAGTATAATATACTTGTAAAATGAAAAACTTCATCCACACTGTTAGGAGTTACCATGGATACTGCTCATCTTCGTAAGAAAAACGTGATTTGGCCTGTAGACGCCAACGGGATGATAGGATCAAAGCCGTCGTTTACCGGTAATAGTATCAACGAAGCGAAACGCGAGTCACGTCGGCTCCAGGGCGTATCGTTGGGTCACGGGTTAGTAAAGGTAGACAAATAGTCTCTGGGGCGCTCAAATTTAATAAAAAAGTACGTGAAAACTACTATTTTAGATGAATCTGAGCGCTCCTAGAGTATCCTAAACGTACATTGTATGAAGCCCAGTAAGAATACATACAATGACTTAAAATGTAAGTTATAAAAGATCTTAAAAGTAGAGAATAGAGCTTATGAGAATCAATCTTCGTATAAACCATAAAGCAGAGTCCCGTGTGAACTTTACGATGTTCGTTAGCGGCGCAAATGCTGGCGAACTCAATTTAAGTAGAGAAGAATTCATCATATTTCGGCACATGCTGTCATTCGCGTGTAGCGATGAAAAGTTCAAAGCTGGTTACAGTGTCACAGATTTATTCGAAGTCCAAGCCGATGCCGTCCCACCTGTGAGTGACACAAAGATCGAGGCTGATATGCCATCGTGGCTATTCACGTTTTGTTCTGATAGCGCATTGGCGAATCGTTACGTAGAGATTTATGCCAAGACGTATGGAGATGCTCGGGATACTATGGTAGCCAATTATGGAGAACGTTGGGCTTTCCAGTATGAAGACGAAGAAAAGGCCGGTGTAAAACAATTCAGGCTCATACCATTAGAGCCGATCGTAAGATAGTATTAAACCCCATCAACCAAAGGAAAACGTTAATGTCAGAGCAAAGCGATAAAGTGATCAGTGAGAAAGAGTCCCGTGAACTGGGTGAAAGTCTGATCAATCAGGCCCGAGAGGCTGGATTCCATGGCTCGTTCATTCTGATGCCGATAGGCAAAGACACTGGAATGGTCGGGGCTTATATGTCGTCTATCAATGGAACAGGAAATAGGCCTTTCGCCGTCATGCTCGAAACGATAAACCTGTTCTTCTCTGGAGAGCTGCCTAACAGCTGTATCGATGTCTTGGAGCTGTATGCTGAAAGCATCGAGCGTAAGAAAACTATGGTCGAGATGGAAGCTCTAGTCAACCAGGTGTTGGGCGAAGGTAAAGCGCAAGCCCACTAGACGGAGGTAGTATGGACATAAAGTACCGGAATTTCATGGGTAGAGAGACCGAGAGCTCTTTGGCTTCGTATGTGTCAGGCCATTTAGCATCATCACTCTCGTCAGGTGGAGCGATAGAAGACGTAACGGATTTGGCTCGTAACACGGCCGACGCGATGGGTAACCTAATCGATCTCTTAGTCGATAAGCACGTATTGACACTGCGAGATGTTTTAACGGCCATCGGTAGTTGTGACAACGTGGATGAGCTGTGATGGATAGACGTCGCTTTTTACAGATGCTCGGAGCCGCTCCGACCGTACCTATCACCATGAAGGTATCTAGTGTGATGGGGCGAGATATGTGCTCCACAAGTACTGGAAGAGACCGAGTCTGGGATAGTAATAACGAACCACATGCCGTTGCGCCTGGGGGAGTACTCTACCAGAGACGAGAGGGTGCTCGGTATTAGCATAGATCGGGATATCGTGTCGGAAGTCACAGACCGTAGATTTCTGTCGATATCCCGACGAGACACTCGTGTCGAGTTGGAGATATGCCGACGAAAAGAGTCGTATGAGACACATAGGGTTAGGTGACCATTTTACTTTACATATAGACATACCCAATGGTACCACACACCCTAGTATCAAGCATACGATGAATGTCGTGGCAATATCCAGTTCGATAAGAGCCAGGGTGGACGAGTTGTGCATCATGCAACTTAAGCTTTTATCAATAGACAACTAGGAGAAATATCATGGAAAGGAAATACTTTCGTTTGTCAAAAGACGGTCATCGTCGGTTCTCAGTCCGAGCTGAAGACTTCGACGAGGCCCAAGAGTTTCAGAGCAAGAGAGCCGAAATGTCTAGGCTCAAGGCCGAGCTCGATCGCGAGTTGCCTAAGTGCACACATCCGGTGTGCTACGAACACGATGGTTTCGTTCACTGCGTAAAGTGCGGTTGTACTGAATCCGTACTCGAAGAAGAGGAGGCTTAATATGAAAGAGTACCAAATGACTGACGAGCAGTTCGAGCGTATTTTATCAGCCAGTAAGCCCGTACCATACATAGTCATTGGGGGCGTACCCCCTCGATCGCCTCAAGAGATAGCTAACACGGTGTGGGAGGCTTTGGGTGAAGAGCTGGGTTTCCAGTTCATGACGGTAAAGCCCTCGGAGCAAGGTGATAAGTTCTTTTGGGCGGAGCCGAAAGAATGACGAGTCTACGAACAGAGCTACTCAACTTCCATCTACGTCACAAGTGGTTACCTGGAAACGTAGATTATATTTTGTCGGCTCCTTGGGGCCAAAGACGACGATATACTGACCGAGCTGGAGCGATGCATCAAAATGGTAAGGGGTATACCTTCGGGCAAAGGTATGGGTTATCGTACAGGTAATGAGGAGTCTTTTTTACAAGAGTTTGGGAAGTACTTACCGTGAGTTTGAGACTCAGGCCGGAATACCAAGAGTTGGCTGACGAGTTCGAAAGTCGATTCGAAGATCGGGGGTGCACGTGTTTCATAGCCCCTCCGTGTAGTCATTGTACGCATCCGGGCAACCCTATCTGTTTAGAAGAGACTGAAGACGCTTACTATGACGAACTCACTTCGGCTATTATGGACGCTATAGAGGAGAAAGAAGTCGATGAGTGAGAGGGTAGAGATAGGTTGGGCCATACCTTGATGCTGACCTGCCCCAAAGGTCACTTGACTACCAGATTTTTTTTGGTGGCGAGATAGGGCAGTGAGCCGATGGAACACGAATGTGAAACATTTATTGACTATGGCACGTAGGATGGAGAGACCATGAGAGATGAGATTATGACGCCTAAGGCAGTGAAAGAGATGGAAGAGTTGTTTGTTCTACGTAAAGAGGCTCTTCAAATTTTGGACTTAGTTATCACTGAGTGGGAGAGTGATCTATGAGCGTTCAGTGCTTCGACTTACGTATGGTGGAGCGAGCGAAAGTTGTCATGAAGCGATTGAAGACGTTGGACATATGTTACAGTTGACAATGTACATCGGCACTGGGATCGTTATTTTTAAAGCCAATTCATATGGCTACAGGTTGATAAAAAATTTCCGGCACGCAGAGGCCGCGGGCCCGAGGGCTCGGGGCCCCCAAAATTTGGGGATTCTAATATAATGGAACCCTAATATTAGGATTCACTGTAACCCATATATTAGAATATACTAATATTTGAATACAAGAAAAAACCCTGATCCATATGGATCAGGGTTAAAGGATATTAGCTTATTCAGATTTTTGTGATTCCTTATAGATCGATTTGAATGTAAATCCGTTTCGGGCCGAGTAGATTTGTCCATAAGACAACCCTAATTCTTCGGCCGCTTCTTTATGGCTTTTCGATTTCAAATCGCCCATCATAATTCGAGTGGCATCTTCTTCAGTCATTTTTCGTTCCGATGCGGGGCCCCGATCACGAACTTTCACATTCTCGAGTTTCGATTCGAGTTCAGAAATCCGAGCTTCGAGTTGTGTCACATATTCTGCTACTTCTTTGACTGTTTTCATGATTAAACCCTCATCTGATTTATGAAGCGAATTATTTCGTTTCATGAGTTTATTATACTGTGAATTTGACTATTGTACACATTTATTTTCATAAATTTATGAAAATAATTTTATGCTGCCTCCGGAAATTTTTGTTCCAAGTTGCCTCCGGAAATTTTTGTTCCACAAGATAATCCTAATATTAGGATTCCCTTATATCCTAATATTAGGATTCCCTTATATCCTAATATTAGGATTCCCTTATATCCTAATATTAGGATTCCCTTATATCCTAATATTAGGATTCCCTT